CCGGCAAATCGTTATTGGCCTTCTCAAATGCATGGTACGACCCCATGAGACTGCGGAGGCTGGATGCATATGCCTCATGCGTCAGGTTCCCCATCCTGTGACGCTCTGCATCCATTCGATGCGACTTTGCATTATCCATCGCCTCAATCAGTGCCGAACGGTACAATTCATCCCAAATCTGGCTTGGTACCCGCCCACGCTTCTTCTTATGATCCGCCATATGCTCTTTGTATAGCCTATCAAAATATTTTGGCACAGCAGTATGGTCCGGCCATTCATAGTGGCGGCCCGAGACCCCGACTGTATCCTCTTTCTTATTCTGGCTACCGATCGTATGGGAAATCCCAGCGCCTTTACCAGTATCGCCAGAAGACAGTTTGCGCCTGGCATCATCTAGCTTGGACAACGCAGATGTTCGGCGCGCCATAGACTGGAGGAAATCAGTGTGGCTGATCTCGTGGCCTCGGTACTTTGCTTCTACTCTGCGATGAATTGCATCAAGCTTACGAAACCTGGCAAGCGCCGTATTGTATGCAGCCTGCTCCTTCGACACAGGCTCCTCGACGTTATCCTTTTGCATTGGTTACTCTCCATGAGCCATGCGCCGAGCTAGGATACGCATTCTCTGCGTTGGGTCCAAAGCCATTGCGCGATGTCGCACAAGGTCAGAATTCAGCTTCCCCCGGTTGGAGAATTCCTTACCCAACACTGCTTCTGCGCCACGCTTTGCTTCGGCAACCTGTTCTGGCGTTACTTCACCGGTAGACCTGCGGAGCAATACGCCCAAATGCCTTTTCAACTCATTCCGGGTTTCAGCACGGGCAGCCCTAAAGCGACCGACCTCTTCTGGCATTTCAACGTTATACGGCATCTTCGGCAACGGCTCTCTCAAATGCTGGGGCAATCGCGACCTTGCGGTGCGAAGTGCGTAATGAGCGCTATCAAGCTTCGCCAGGGCGCGGCTGTAGTCATTAGCACAGATGCGGGGGCTCTTGAAGTAATGGTTGTATGCAGTGGAATGCTCGGCCTCGACCTTTCGGTAATGTTTCAATGCATCTTGATATCTCGATAAAGCCGCCGCATGCTCCGGGTTATCTTTCTTTGGTGTGCCAGCCTGCTTGGGAAGCTGGGAGACGCGCGGATTTGAGGTTTTCACCTGCGGAGACGCCGCGATGTCGGCATCCTCAACCGCCTTGCGCAGGTCCTCAACAATCATGTCGCACCATGCTTCAATCGCCTTTCGCATGTCCTGGCTTTTCATGACAGCCTCCAGTGGGCCGCACGCCCAACATCAATAAACGCCCTGTGATCTGAACCGCTCAAGCGCCGACGTCAGCTTACGGTCCGCATCCATAGCCGCCAATCCAGCATCAAACTTCCGCCTACGAGCAGACTCCACCTCATGGCGGCCAACCTCTCCGCGAGAGTGCTTCGCAGACAATTCATCGTGTTCAGCGGAGGCCTTGTTGTAGTTGGCGCGCGCTTTGCGATACTGATCTACATGCTCTCTGGGGATAGGAAGACTATACGAAGGCTCCGGAGGGACCTTCCTAAGGTGTCTAGGCAGTCGATGGTTCGCGTCGAGCAATGCATGGTGAGCGTCCTCAAGCCGCTCGATGGCATTCACCATTCCCCTATGGCTAACGTCACCCTTACGGTATGCCTGGTGCGTCTTGGCGTGCCATTCATCGGCCTCTTTGTACTTGCTCATCGCATTCTCATACCGCGACTTGTGTTCAGAATAATCGGTATCGTCGGCGGGCTTCACAGTAACCGTCGGTTTGGCATCCACGCTCGGGGAAGTGGCCGGAGGCTTGGCGGGAGCAGCCACCGTCGGGCTTTTAGGCGCGGGTTCGTTCGGATGGTCATCCCCTAAGCCGGGAAGGACACCAACGCTTGGCGTTTTGGCATCGGGCTTGCGTACGACATTGCGCTTACCGCCACCGACTTCCGGCTTCTTTTTCGAATGGTTCTCCGACTCGCCCCCAAAGTCAAAAGCCATCTGGCCATTTCCGCCGGCGGCTTTGCTCAGGGGACCCTCCTGCCGGGTAAACAACGAAAGCAGGCGGACGTCATGGTCATCCAACGCCTTGAAGATAAGCCCCTCGACCCCTGTGATGACGATAGGACGACACATGGCTGGATCGACGACGCTCTTCCTCATTACGCTGATGATGTGCGATGAACCGCCATTCTTCGGCGTGGCATGAAATGCCGCGACTACGCGTGCCGTACCGTTTTTCATGTAGACCTTGCGACGGCGAATGTTGGACACCTTGTGCGTCTCTTGCAGGCCGCTACGGAGGAGCCGAGCTGCCACGTGCGGCCTCGGATGGTGGTAGTCATGGTAGGCAATATCGCCAATTCGCTTGCCATACCAGTTCCGCTTCGCCTTTGTGTTTGTCGCGACATGATGCATGCCCAGGTTTACGGCACGATCGTGAACGTTGACCGGCGGCATAACCTTCTCTGTTTGTGGCACGGCTTGCTTTGGCATCGATGGCGTCTTCGGCGTCTTCGGCATTGCCTTCGGTGGGCGCTGCATGTTCTGCAAACTCGCCTTCGGCTTCTGCGTAATCTGGACCTGCCGGCCATTGACATCTACAGTATGTGCAACCGCAGCCTGACCTCTGGACCCAGCCGAGATCATTCTACGAGGCTCGCCCACGGACATGCCGCGCTTCGCTCCCAACTTAGACACGACGCGCGCAGCATGCTCGCTGTCCGCAGCTTCATACTGGTTTCCACCAACGCCCCTCATGCGCGCAGCAGCTGCCACAGACGCCATGCGGGGGGATCGAACCGTCTGAATAGCCCGGCGAGCGCCCGAATACACAGATTGAGCGGCATTCGCCAAAGACCGCATCGGCGTCATGTATGATGCCTTACCCTGCATGCTGCCCGTCTGCCTATTCAGCGCGATCGCCTTCTCGATTGCATCCATCGCACGATCGACAGTTTGCTTGTTGGACCCAGAGATGATCACGGTGCGCAACAACGCTTTTTCAAGGCCCTCATAGTCAACGGAATCGTCGCCTTCATCGTCATCTTCCGAGAATGCGCTGTTATCCTTCTTGGTGACTCCAAGCTGTTCGTTGATCTCCTCCGCACGGCGGCGGAGTTCTTCTAGCTTCTCTTGATGCTCAAAGGGGCGCATTGCATTCATCAGAGACTCCGCCTCCTTCTTGTTATTCTCAATCGTTTCTTGAATATGCTTGATGCGACCGGGGATGCTAGATAACGCATATGTCATCTTGGCAGCCGTCGAACGGCCCCCGTCGCCAACCCCACAGTAGTATGTGGCAGCCAACCCTTTAGATGCAGCCGTCGGGTCGCGCGTCAACGACAATTCTGGCGATTCGCCACCTCTTATCAGTATAGTGAACCCGTCCAACGAACCGACAGCGGATACCCCAGGGGCAAAATGCGCCTCTATCATTTTCTTGTTGATAATGTTTCCCGCTTCCTCTGGGTTCGTATATGTCTTCCCATCGATTACCGCAGAGAAGTGGTCGGACTTATTGGCCATGTAGTGCTTTTCGTCATCGCCAATCACTCTGAGTTTCTTGGCAAGCTCTTCATTCTCTTTGGGTATCACATGAGCCCGATAGCTAATTTTCTGCTGTTCAATGATGTGTGCCTGTGCCAGCCTCTCGTGCTTATGTAGCTCGTTATCGACAGCAACCTTCTCCCGGACAAGCGGGTTAGCGCTGGATAGTCCCTTCATTTCGCCGGCGGTAATTACCAGTCCGACGTCATCCATCGTCCGTCCGTCAGTCTTGCCCTGCTGTATCTGATTGATCGACTTGCCTTTTGTCTCAACGTATTGATACATCAAGGTGTCAGCAGACATCGCGTTGCCTTCACCACCGGTGGCGTACAAATAGAGTTCTACTTCTTCGTTTTCATTGCCCTGTCGAATGGCCCGTCCTTCTCGCTGTTCGAGGTCGCATGGACGCCACGGGCAATCGATGTGATGCAGGGCGGCAACTTTCTTCTGGGCATTCATCCCGACACCCATCTTTTCCGTTGAGCCGATGAGCACGCGAATCTTGCCCTGATTCACGTCATCAAATAGATCGACCTTATCCTTCTGCGTCTTGGCATCATGGATGAATGCAATCTCGTGTGCTGGGATGCCCTGAGCAATCAGCTTCTTGCGCAAGTCCTCATAGACGCTCGTTTGGAGGCTTCTCTCCTCCGCAGTCAAGTCGTTTTCGTCTGGGGCATCAATGTCAACGCGAGACGCCCGAGCGTTATCCTTGGTTTTTGGTGTGCCCAGATCGAGGAACAATATCTGAGTGCCGAGATTGTCCTTCGTACGTTTGTACACATTCGTCACATTGGTCACGCACCTGTTGACCTTACTGTCAGGGTTTTCAGGAGCGCTAGGATCGACCAGCCTTATATCAAGAGAACACTTCCTCCAGTCGGACATCAGCTTCAGCATGTTGTCTTCATTCAGCGGTGGTCGCTCTCCATGTTCTCCCAAGATGGATTCAGCCCTATACTGCAACTGTTTGATGTATGCAATCTGAGATGGCGATGGCGGGCAAATCACAGGAAGCCGCTTCGCCTTTGGCAGCTTTAGGTTCAAGTCCTCCTGCGTCTTCACGTCGGCAAACTGCTGGTACATGGCCGCGAGTTCTGGAACATTCGTGAACTTTGAGAACCTTAGCCTAACGCCATATTTGCCGTTCGGCTTCAACTCAACCGAGCTCACCACCTCACCATAGTTGTTAGCCCAAGAGTCGAAATGCCCCAGGCCAGCCGCCCTCAGCCTGTCGTTCGACAGGTATCGCATCATGGTGTACATCTCGGCAATAGAATTAGCAATCGGTGTTCCGGTCGCCGCGACGACGCCTCGACCGTTGTTCCGCCTAATGAGATGTTGCGTCTTCATGTACATATCGAGCGCACGCGCGCTTCCATTCCCAGTAGGCAAGCCAGCAACGCTTTGGCGCTTGGTCGTTATCCCAAGGTTCTTGAACAAGTGGAATTCATCTACGAACAGCTGATCGACGCCAAGGGATTCGAACGGGATCGTGTTTTCATCCTGGCTCATTCTCAGCTTCTGTAGCTTCACCTCAAGCCGCAGCTTAGCCTTGACCAGCTTCTTCATTGTTTCCGTGCGGTCTTTGGACGCAATGGCGTGTTCTATTTGCTCAATTTGTTCTTTGATGTACTCTTCTTGCGCATCAGCAGACAGTGGCAATTTGGTAAAGTGGGAATGAGCTACCAGAACCGCATCCCAATCCCCCGTCGCGATCTTAGCTGCCAGTGCCCGACGGCGGCTCGGCGTAAAGTCCTGCGGAGTAGTCATGAGCACCTTCGCACCCGGATACATGCCCCTGATTTCCTCTGCCCATTGCCCAACAAGACCGTTTGGGACAACAAACATCGGCTTGCGCGCCATTCCCAACCGGCGCATTTCCATAGCCGCGCCGATCATCTCGGCAGTCTTCCCAGCGCCGACCGCGTGTGCCAAAAGTGTCGTGCCACTCTGGAGCTGACGCCAAATAGCGTCCTTCACATGCTTATGCATCTTCCCCGGTGCCGCCCAACCGGCAGACAATCCGGGCAACTCTAGGTGCGATCCGTCGTATTGGCGCTGGCGCAGATTGTTGAACATAACGTTGTAACGTTTCGCAAGGCTTTCCGCACGCTCCGGGTCTGACCACGCCCACTTCCGGAACTCGTTGCGCAATGCCTCCTGCCGCTGCTGAGCCACCTCTGTGGCCACCGCATCCACTACTCTGCGCGCGGTATCTCCATACCCCTCCGTCTTGTACACAACAATATGCTTCCCATTTATAGTCGTGCGAAGCATTTTCAGGATGTCTACTTCCTCAGTTTCAAACTGCCGCCGGGCGGGGCTCCACGTGCGAGTAAGCGGGCCGGTGTCCAGCCTCCATTCACCGTCAACTTCGTTGAATTCCGCACTGTGATCTCTAGTGTAACCGATGATCTGGTTCATGAACTCGACGATGACATCGTTGGGTATCCACGGAGCACCAAAATTCGCATCAATCTCGCCTGGTGCCAGATCGACCGGCTGCACCGCCTCAAGCGCATCCACGTTTGGCTTATACTTTGGGTCGAGCTTGGCAGCAGCACGTGCCTCGGCCAGCTTCTTTCTAACGTCTCCAGACAGATAAGAATCCGCCGTTTCTAGGCTTCCACCTGGATTGACAAACGCCACACTGGTTCGGACAAGCTCGGCCTGCACCTCTTCCTGCGACTTCCCAGTTAGATTCGCCATGTGCTCCAGATCGATTCCGCCGTTCTCCCGTAGGGAGATCATCATGGCGTCGCGAGCACTATCGGCGTGGGTCGCCTTGGACGCAGGCACAATGGTCCGCTTCGTGAAGATATCGGACTTCACCCACCGATTGCCACTCTTGGTTTCCAACCCCAACAACAGCGGGTAGTCGGGGTCATCTCCAAACGTGCGAACGTTCTTTGGGTCATGCAGGTAGCCGTGGTTGTTGTAGAAGGACGAATACAAATTGGTGAGATCAGACTGCATGGAGGCTATTTCAGCATCTGTTGAATCATGGCTCCCCATTGCAATGATCAGCGCGCGCGTATGATCTCTCAACGCGGTCATTCGCTCGTATTTGCGCACGTCCGTCGGGGACACGTTGCGCGGAACAAGTTCGCGGCCTTCCCGCACATAGACCTTACCGCCTTGCACGATAAAGCCGCCCTGGTTCAAACCCTCCGGGGCAATAATCCTATCCGCATCGGGCTTATTGTTGGGCGTCTCCGACGCCTTGTAGATGCCTAGAAGCTTCAAGCCGGCCTGCGCAATGGCTCTCTGGATGTTCCTCCCATCGCTAGTCACAGAGGTGCCACGGCCATTCGGTATGAGCGGGTTGTAATTCAACATCTTGCCCAACACGTGGTCGCGATGGTCCCTAAAGTATTCATTGAGCTCCACAGTCACCGTGTGCTTCTCGCCGTTGGCAAGATTGATGTCTATGGGTGTCTCAACAACATCCGCCCACTTTTCGCCGGTTCCCGTTTCGCCAGGCATGCGCTTCCGCAAGAACAGAATGTCCGAAGTCACCTTCGTCCCAGCGTTCTTTGCAAAAGTTTCCCCCGGCAACCTCAATGCCATCAACAGATCAGCATGTTTGGCCATGTATTCGCGCCACAGCTTCCCAGTTTGGGAGTCCATTGCGTATGTCGACGTGATCATACACAGCAAGCCACCCGGGCGCACCTTGTCAAGCGCTTTGGCGAAGAAGTAGTTGTGGATGGATCGTTCGAGGTACTGCCTGCCCGTTCGCTCAAATTCTATGTCGGCAACACCGAAGTTGCCAAACGGGACGTTGCCAATAGCGAGGTCGTAGAAGTTATCCGCCAACACAGAATTCTGCATTGGCGTAACCTGAATATCTGCGCTTTGATAGAGGTGCTTTGCGATCGACCCGGCAATGGTTTCCTTCTCCACGCCGGTAATCTGAGATCGCGCCCACATGTCGGGTGGCATCAAGCCGATGAAGTTGCCAACTCCGCACCCAGGCTCAAGGACGCGGCCACCATAGAACCCGGTTCCGCGCAGAACGCCATAGATTGATTCGACAACTTCTTTGGATGTGTAGTGGGCATTGACAATAGAGTCCCTTGCCGCCTCGTATTCCTCCCCAGTTAGCAGGTCCTCCAACTCATCGAAGTCTTTACTCCACCGGCTGTCTACATACCGAGACCTGAAGACTTCCTGCGCCCATCCCCATCCGGTATACAACGCCAGCTTCGCCTGCTCTTCAGGCGTTGCCATTCTACCGCTTTCCTGGAGGCTTTTCAGTATTCGGATAGCCTCCATGTTGCGGTCGAGCTTCTCCCTCTCGTTGCCTCCGCCAATATCGTCGTCTTCGCGAATTCGGTAGTCGTTCCCGACCTTCGTCGGCGCAGAAAACTGGCCGACAATCTCTACATCGGCATGGGCAGGTTCTATCCGGTCTGATACGGGTTGTTCGCTAGGTCGGGCACTTCCTTTTCGTCCGGAAGCAGGATGTACGTTCTCTCCGCCCTGATCTTCGCGTCGTGCGGGTCCACCCCTCGCCTCACCAGTATCTCGAACATGTCTTTCGCCGACTCCTGTGCCCTCAGGGCGAACTTCTCCAGCTCTCCCGCTTTCTTCATTTCTCTGTACAGCTTCGGCCTGAACTGCTTCAGGTGCTTCATGTACAGAAGCCCCCAATGTGTCAACATCTCCACCCTCCTTTGGTGTCTCTTCGTCCTCTCCAGTGTCCTGCTTAGGTGCAAACTGACCCGGCTTGATCTGCTTGCCAGTTTCCGGGTTATATGTCGGGGTGCCAGACTGCGCGCGCGGGTGCTTGTGCTCGAACTCCCAATCGGCAACAGTGCCAACATCGTGCTGCTCGGCCTCGCCGTGCTCATGCTGTGCAGGCGATTCCTGGCTCTTACCCTCAGACTCATGATAGAACTCTATTCCGCTGTTGTCAACCAGATCGCCTTCATCAAAGTCAAACAAATTCCCCATATGAGCCGACGAGCTCTTCGGCTTGGCCACGCGGCTTTTGGTGCCGGTAGTATTGCGAGGCCGCTCGGGGCGGGGCTCTGGCTTTGGGTGGGGCTCCGGCTTTGGGCGGGTCTCCGGCTGCGCAGACGCCTTCTGATTGTTTCCACCAGATTCATGATAGAACTCTATTCCGCCATTGTCAAACAGATCACCTCCATCAAAGTCAAACAAACTCCCCATGTGAGCCGCCGGGCTTTTCGGCTTGGCCGCACGGCTTTTGGGGGCAGTAGTCGCACGAGTCCGCTGGGGACTGGTGGAATGGTTCGTTCGGGGCTTTGGAGGTTCTGACGTCTTCGGCTGGGGCTCAGAGACGTCCGTATCAAACAATGAGCCCATGCCCACATCACGAGCGCGAGCACGGACAGCCTTCATAAAGCGAACAATACCACCGATAATCAGTTTCATGCGCAATGCCCCAGCCGCCCATCTGAAGCGGGCTCCGTTGACTGACTAATACTCAAACAAAGAACACCTGCAGGCTGGTTTACTCCGCCATGTACATGGCGGAAGCCGCACAAGCTACCAGAAACGCACCAGCGAGGGCATCTGTCTACCCGGGGCGGGTTCGAGCCGCTCATCCCGGACGGGTTGCTATCACTCCCTACTCGACTAGGCTGCAGGTGTCACAATATGTACGCTTGTCATGGGCGATAAATAGTGCCATCTTTTCTATCTTCCAAGCGCACGCGAGAGAAACCGCTGCGATTCCTCCTCTCCTGCCCAACCCAGCTTCCAGCCCAGCCAAAGGTACCGTACGGTCCATCGCACCCCATAGCGCCGAGCTAAATGCCACGTGCTACGTACCAATGCCTGTCGCAACCACCGCCTAAGCTTCATCCTCGCCCCCCTAGTTGTGCTGCATTATCCTTACCCAACAGGCCATAGTTGTCCGACAACCAACACCGGCAGCTATACCCCATACATTCGAGCGCCCCAGATTGGGGCAGATGGCCTCGGGACATCACATTCCTGCGAAAGTCGGCCACTGTGTATGGCCCATGATTGGCATATCCTCGACAATCAGAGCAGTGATCGACCGTATCGCCCCAATGCCAAGTTATCTTCCTGCTTGGCCTGGTATCAGCCAAGACCCATCCAAGCCAGAATATCTCGCGCGCCGCGCCACGATAATAGTCCATTCGATCCTGGTATCTAATCCGGCCACCACCGCCGCGGATGTCTGCCAGGAACTTCCTCAGCCACTTGTATTCATCGAGCCGCGCTCTACGAATCGCTTTCGCTTCGTCCGGAGTAATGCCAAAGAGGTTCCCAGCGGAACGCTTTCCAGCCAGAAACGCGCGCTCATAGACGTCACGTATCGTGGCTTTCATCTGGTACTCGATTGTAGACAATGGCATTGGGGTGATTGGCAGGTCTCGCACCATTCGAAGCGCTGCGTTCTGCTCATAAACCGCACGCAAGAACTGCAACCTGACGCCGAAGTCCTCTAATATCCTGCCCATGCTGGATACGGCGTCTTGAGACTGCAATCGCAACGTGGCCGTATCTATAAACTGACCGCCCCTATACCTGCCGATACCACCCCTCGGAGCCTGTCTGCGCACCAATTCACTCCTTCACACAAACGAAAGCGGCCCCTCCCCGACGGAACATTGCCCGTCGGATTGGAGCCGCCAGCTCAATAGCGGGTCGCACGCCGCACTACATCGGCCAAGTCATCATCGCGAGCTACATCAACGCGGCTTCCTCTCGCGTCAAATACCCGTAAATCCCACGCCCAAGCCACGACGTCCAGTCATCATCATAGCCATCAGCCGGATCGACAATATCACCTAGGTGATAGCACACTTTGTCATCATACAAGCTTCGGGCTTCTGTGGCGTCGGTATCGCTAACGATCTTCGTGACCAACGCCTTGGATACCCGAATGCGGCGCGATCCACCGTTTGTTCGCTTTGCATCGCTGGGGACCCTGAACCGCACGTAAACGTTGTTGGCACATCGTTGCCACATCTCGAACGGGCCATCTGGCGGCACAATAGAAGACAAAATCCGCATGTGCTCCGGGATATCGGCTGCGTGCTCAAGATTGACGTTCGCCATAATCACGCCCCAGCATGTGACGTGCGTCAACTGAGCACGCTTGAAGCTGGCCCCAGCCAGGTTTGCCTGGTTCAGATTAGCATCCGATAGGTCAGCATCAGCGAAATTGGCTCGTGCCAGGATAGCCCCGGCCAGAGTGGCCCGCCCCATCTTGGCATGCTGAAAGTCCGCATCCGCGAGGTTCGCATACGACAAGTCAGCCCCATTCAAGATCGCGCCCGAGAAACTCGCTCCGGCGAGGTTAGCGCCCCTCAGATTGACCTGCATCAGGAACATATCCGACAGGCATGCTCCAGCCAGGTTCGCGCGACGTCCCCCAACTCCGTTGTGCAGCCACAGATCGTGCTGCTCCAAAGCTTTTTGCACATCGTCCGAGTCCATTTCCCCCTCCTCTAGTGATTGCCCGTCGCACTTATTATACACCGCCGGGCAATAAATGGAATGCGGCTACTTCAGCGCGAGGATGTTTGTTGCAGTCGTTGTGGCAGCAACGACCCTGCCCACAGCGAGCGGCAACATCCACCCCGCCTGCACCGGATATGCAGTCAGCACAGACCCGCCGTTTTGGTCGCACACGCTCAAGTTCCCAGCGCCTCCGATAAACAGATATCTCGGTACGAAGTTCTGTGGAATCCAATCACCACCGGAAAGATCGACCAGCTCCCACTGTGTAGATGGAGCCGTCGGGTGATTGTTGCGGCTTGGGTGGAATGGCACTGCTCCCATTGGAATCTCCTTTTATCCTTGGGCACGTTCCCGCACTGCGGGAAGATGCTTGTATTACGCGTGCCGCCCCAATAGCGGCTCTAGATAGATCGGTATGTCTGCCAACGCTTTCTGCATAGAATAACCCGCAGACCTATCGACCTGCCCGTTCTCTTCATCTCCCTCTTCACCACCCTCCATCTGCTGCTGGCCGCTTTGCGCCATCATCTGCATGCGATGGGCGTCCATGCTCGCCTGGTGCGCCTCCTGCCCCTGGGCCTGCTGCTGTTGCTGCTGCTGTTCCGCAATCGCCTGCTGCCGCTGAGAGTCAACATACTGAAGCCCCTGAGCAAACGGCATCGGCAAGTCCCATGCTGGGTGATCCTCAAGGCCCTCTGGGAGCGGCTGGTCAAGCTCCGCCCACACATCGCGTGGAGTAATCATGCCAGTTGCCAGCATCTGAGCGTAATACTCGACACGCTGCATTCGATCATAATCACCCAGCCCAACAAACTCGAACGAGTACCGACGATCTGGATAGAGACGCCAGACGATCTGCCGGTTCATAAACGACGCGACGCTCCGCAGAAGGTCGTTCAGCCCTCTGTCCTGAGACCATTTGAGCTGTGACTCCGGAGAAGGTTCGGACAGAGCGGCACGGAACGGGGACGCGCTGGCAAACCCGGTTTCGTCTGGGTGAATCTGGAACAACGCGTGGATGATCACTCCCAACGTGTAAAAGAACTGGGTGTATTCCATGTCTCTTGAGGACATGTCGATCGGCGTCCATTGAATGGACGACCCCGTCTGGGGCGTTCCGTGCACAATCGGGAAGCTCCGCGAATTATCCACCCCAGTGCCCTGCTGAGCAAACGAAAGCCGGATGCGCTGCAATGCGTGTTCGTCCACATTGCCAAACACAGTCAGGAAGCCTCTGGGCAGACTATCTCGGCGGAAGCGAAGCGAATTGTACTGCCTCGCATATACCCACGACGCCGCGGAGGACATCGCCAACTCACATTCACCTAGCCCATACCCGTTGAGGCGAGTATCAGTGCGAGGCTGCCCGATCCACATCGCCATTTGCTTGTCCGTGTATTGAGCAATCACGCTGCCGGTAGACGAGCCCTCGCCGACCTCCACATATCGCACTCGCCCATGTGGGTCCTCGCGCATATCCACGGGGGGCGTATGCACAGGCACCCCGCGTTTTACCTTGTCAACCCAACCACGAGCGTGCTGGATTCTTCCTGCGTCCCAAGCCTGGAAACTAACAACGGGGAACCGGTGCGGGTCTTCTTTGTCGCTCCACATCCTCACGGCGAACCAGCCCAACGTCAACCTATCGTCGATAACCATGCGAAGGAATGGCTCGAACCCTCGCTGGTAGGTTATCGGACGTTCGTCCTCCGGCGGCTCTACAAACCCGCATTCCTCGATCATCTGCTCCAAACGCTCGATGTTGTGCCGATCTTCTGGGGTTGCTTCATGAGATCGGCTTGTCATCCGAACGCGGAACCCGGGCCCCTTAGGCATCCCATGATCGATCTCCGGACGGCTAGCGAAAGGCGCGATCTGAGAAACCCTGCATTGGCGAATGGCAGCAACCGCCTCGCATTGACGCGCATACAGCCGCAATGCTGAGCATGTGGCCTCCGTCTTATCCTGCACGCCCTGCATGGTTCCATATCGCCCACCAAGCATTAGCGTCTGTGCAACAACTGCGCCCTGCTCTGCAGCCTCCAGCGTGCGCTTTTCGGCGCTCACATACGCCTTCGCCATGTGTTCCAATGCAAGACCGCGCAAGTGGTCGGACCCGCGCAATCGATCCCACAAACTAGGGCGAAAAGACTGCAATGCGTTGGAAATAGCCTCGCCAACAGGGCCGGAATCAATGCCGAAGGTCATCACCTCAGTATCCTCCAAACAAGCGATAACGGCTCCAGCCCGCCGGGAACTCTGCCTGGCGGATTGGAGCCATCTCGCTCAGTGGCGGGCCACACGCCACTTCATGCGGCCAAATCGCCGTGCCGTACTACGCTTCTGCCTCTAGCCGTGTCAAGTACCCGTAGATGCCCGACGCACAGCTCATTGTCCAATCGTCCTCGTATTCGTCCTCCGGCTCGACCGTTTCACCAACGCGATAGACAACATCATTCGAATACAAGCTGCGAGCTTCATCGGCACCAATTACTTCCAGAACAATAGCCTTGGATACCCGCACAGCACGTCTTGCCGCGTTCGTTCGCTTCGCATCCTCTGGGACCAACAGCCTTACTATCACACCATCGCGGCATCGCTTCCACAGCTCGAATGAGCCAGTCTCTGGCACGATGGACGACCATGCGCGCAACGATTCGGGCGCTCCCTTGACGTAAACAAGCGACATCCCAGCAGCAATCACATTATCGCATATAGCATTCTTCAGTTGCGTCCGGCTCAACATCGCGCCGGACAGATTCGCCCCGGTTAGATCGGCAGACCTCAGGTCCGCGTCAAACAAATCCGAGTTCGTCAGATTAGCCCCGCGAAGTGACGCGTTGCTCAACGTCGTACACTTCATGCTCGCACCGGAAAGGTTGGCACCACACAGATCAGCACCAACCAACCACGCTTCATCAAGGTTGGCCTCTGCCAGGTTAGCGTCCTTCAGCTTCACATCCCCAAACCTGATGTGCGACAAATCGACCCCAGACAGGTTGGCTCGCTCCCCTCCACCTCTACCGCTCAACCACCTCTTATGGGACCTCAGAACTTCATCAATGCCTTCTGGCACAAATACTCCAGGCATAGCTCCCCCCTCCTTATCTACGTTCTCAACACAATAACTGGCCGCCATGTTCGTCCAAGACCGCCGTATCTCCAACCCGGTCCCCTCCCACGATACACGATCGCGCCTTTATTATATCCCAGCCAAGCCTTCTAGTCAATCAGAAATGGAAGCGATCCCTGGCAATCCTCACTCTCAATCTCAATCCTCATGTCTCTGCTACGGCATCGGCGTCTGCGGGACCTGGTGTCATTGCTCGGAACCCCACTACCCGCGCGAAGTAGCTCCGATTTCAATCGGTCGAGACCTACGCGCGCCAATCTCTTTGCCTGGGCAACGCTTACAAATCTCCCCTCCATCGACAGCTCGCGCGCAATCTCCTTGTACGTGTACCCCTGCACATGCGCCATGATCGCAGCGTCTATGTCCATTGCACCACAACTCGCACGCGCCGCGGCATCCGCTAATATGCCCAGTATCGCCAAATCACACGACGGATCGCGCGTCACTACAGGGTACGCGTCACGCGCAACCTCCACAACGTGCTCCCGGTGCGCAGCCCTGCGATGATGGTCGATCACAATGTGTCGCACAATCACCGTAAACCAGGCACGGGCGGGCCGCATCGGGTCGTATTCGTCCCGATGATTGTATGCCCTTACCATAGCGTCCTGCGCCACGTCCTCCGCTTCATCAGCCGAACAACTCATAGCACGAGCGAGATGAAGCGCATAGGAGCGTAACGGGTCGAAGGTCCGTCTAAACTCTTCCTCTGTCATTAGACCACCTCTAGCGCGCCACATGCCCATCGGGCAGCCAACCATATGGCAACAGACTCCGCATCGTACAAATCCTTGGACCCTCCCTCGGGGTGATCGATACGCTCCTTATTTCGCTGTAGACGCTTCCATTCCTTGTCCCTTTTCTCATTCGGCAACAAAGAAATCAACCCTGCATACAACATCGCCTTGACAACCCGCGCCCGACGGTATTGCTCCGGTTGTGAGAACTGAATAACGTCTACATCGCAAACGCCCTGCAACCCCTGCACCATCTGCGCAGTGTTCCAGGGGTCAAACCGAGCCTGTACCACAGCGCACGACTGGATAATGTCTCGGCACACATTCTGAACCGACGCGAAGTTTACGGGCCGGTTGACCTGCCCAACCCGAGACGCACGCTCCGGCCTGAACTCCAACAGACCCTCCTCAATCACCTGTGGCAACGTCACAGGACGACCGTTCACAAGCACCGACTTGCGCTCGCCCATTACCTTGTGCGCCCACCCGTCGCATCGTAACGTGCCGTATTCACGCTCGGTGATCGCCATCCCACACACGCCGCAGTAAGCATCCTCCTCCGCACGAGAATACGGCGGCATGATCTCGTAGTGCGCTACACCGAGCACCTCCTGATCAGTCCCGAACCGCGTGCAATCCGGGCATAGCCACTCCGCGCCCCTCTCCTGCGCGTCAACACGGAACAATGCAATGGCAAAGGAGTCGCCCGAAAGCCCGCCATCACCCGCTAGAAAGTATGTCGCCCCAGGCTTTGGGTGGGAACTCAGTAAACCCCCACCTATCGTCTCAATCACCGATCCGTCCGGACGCTCCGACCGTATGATCTCGTTCGTCACCACGTCAATGCACGGAAACCGCTCGTTATCAACAGCCGCGTCGATCTTCTCCGGCATCTCGAAGAACGCATCCGCAATCTGAAGCGGCCTACACTCGTACCGCGCCGCCGCATCCGCCGGGTCGTTCGCGTAGTCGGACGCAATGCCCGGATCGTCACGACTTACATCCTCGCGCACCTCCCACGTCGCCGCCTTGTCAACAAAGAACGTCGGGTCGCCCTTGCCACGACGGTATACGCGGTCTACAAACCCCTCCGCATACCGCATGTAGCTGATAACCATTCCAACCCAACGGTTCCGCAAACGGGTGTTGGCAGAAGACCGCAGGATGTTGTGGACGATATCCGCATTGCTCCGCTTCTCGTTATCGAGGAAGTCATCGGCTTCGTCCATGATCCATGCCAATAGGTTGTACCCATCCATACCCTTCGAGTTGGAATGCGCCGAGTACAAGTACAACCCAACATCTGGAAACCGGATTTCGTCCGACAGTATCTGCATCTTCGGATTCGTAATGAACGGCGCAAACAAATCACTCCCGATATCCTGCTTCAGGTAGGCAAAGAAAACACGCCGCGCCAAGTCCTCCGACGGCGCGACGTTCAGGATGTGCAATGGCGTCTTTGGCGCAAGACCATAGTAGATCGCAGGATCACCCGCCAAGTGAAGCACCAAGTACGCCATGTAGGCAATGAATATGCTCGCGATACGGTCCTTGCCGCTGCCCTTGCCAAACGCTAGCACAACCTCCTGAACACGCCTGTCGGGCGATATCACATCCTGCGGATACCATAACCCCGCGCCACGAAACGCCGCCTCCTGACGCGCCGATAGGTTGAACCCCGCAACCCGATACGCAAACGGACCAAGCGACATCGGAGGACTGCCATCTCGCCATACTCGAAAGGCCTTCTGCTGCGCCTCCTGCATCGCAGTGTTCAACTCTAGCGTCGGGTCCTTGCCCTGCGCCTTCAACGCATCAATGGCCGCTTGTATCCGCTCCGCGGAAAGAGGATCAATCGACGTCGGTATATTCATTGGGCGATTTCTCCGCGTCGATCGTCAACCCCGCACGCTCCGTCAAAATGTCCGCCACGCTCTTGAATACTACGTTCAAGTCAACATCCACCCGCGCAGTAGGCTGAACGTTCTTCGCGCCAAACCCCGTCTCAACTTTCATACCAACAGACGCAATGAACTTCTGAGCCTCCTGCGGATTCGCAAATTTCACCGTCTGACCCCGCCCGTTATCCGATATCTCAACAATCAAATCACCGTTGCCGTCTTCGAGCATCTGCTTCACGTCCAACGTCAAATACCCGGTTTCGTCCGCGCGTAGATACGCACCAACCCCGCGCGCCGCAGCCCCAAGCCGCGACATGGCCTCCTCGACCTCCATCCGAGTCGCTTCTAACGCACGCGCAATGGCATTCTTGATATTGGGCTGATGGACTAGCTTATAGCCCATCACTTTATGGACGTCTTTATCCCTGCCATACCCCGCAAGCCGCGCCGCAACCGCCGCGCTTCTATGCGCACGCGTCAGATACTCCTTGACGAATAACTCCTGCTGCGGAAGAAGTGGCGCAAGCTCTCCCTTCGGCCTCGCACGCCGAGGAACTATCGCCTTGCGACGCCGAGGGAGTATCCCCTTTCCAACTTCGAGCGACTCTCGTTCCTCAGACGCACGATTATACTCCTCCGCTTGCGCACGAATGGCCGCCGCGTCTTCCTCCGTTACTAGCTGCCCAATCTCCCGCGCGCCACGCATAGTAGGCGGACCCTTCGTAGTCCGTACCGGCGCGACGTTCGAATCGTCACCCCCCGCCTTCGCTCCCTTAGTCCGCGGCATCAGACATACTCCCTATACTGCGCCGAATCCATCCACCCGCGACGCTTACTGCGCCGACTCCTGCGCCGTTCCCGCTCCCTTCGCTCCCTCTCCCGCTCCCGCCGTTCCTGCTCCAATTCGACCGCCGAGAGATTCCGACGCTCCCTGCCCATGCTCCCTTACTCCCTATGCTCCCCAAAGAATGGCGGAAGACCGCAAGTAGTACGACCTTCCGCCTATATCATACGCGCCGATAAGCTACGGCGCACGGACACGGCGTACCAGCAGATTCGCCGTGTTATAGATAATAACCCGCGAAACTGTCAAGCCTCGTATGCGAAAATTCGCGCGAACCTGCCGATAATCCTCCGAAACACTCCGAAACACTCCGAATCCGCCGAGTAGCAGAAGCCGGGTAGAAGCCGAACCCGAACCCGAACCCGCATAGAAACCGGGTAGCAGGTAGCAGAAGCCGCCGCATAGAAGCCGGGTAGAAGCCGGGTAGCAGAAGCCGCGAAGCCGCCATATCCTCCGAAACACTCCGAAGCCGTCCAAAGCCGCGAAGCCGCCGGGTATGGCGCAGGTATCGGGTACGGGTAGCACAAGCGAAGCCGTCCAAAGCCGCCGGGTAGCAGGTAGCAGAAGCCGCGCCCATACCTGCGCCCATGCTTGCGCCCATACCTGCGACCGAAGCCGCCGAAGCCGGGTAGCACTCCGAAACACTCCGAAGCCGCCGAGAAGCCGAGAAGAAGCCGGGTAGCAGGTAGCAGGTAGCAGGTAGCAGATAGCAGGTAGCAGGTAGCAGGTAGCAGGTAGCAGATAGCAGGTAGCAGGTAGCAGATAGCAGGTAGCAGGTAGCAGGTAGCAGGTAAGCGCCATGGAAGCCGCCGAAAGCCGAGAAGCCGGGTAGCAGGTAGAAGCCGCACGGGTACGAAGCCGCCGAGTAGGCGAAGAAGCCGAACCCGCGAAGCCGCCGCGTAGCAGGTAAGCGCCGTATCCTCCGAAACACTCCGAAGCCGGGTATCACTCCGAAGCCGGGTAGCAGAGCAGGTAGCAGGTAGCAGAAGCCGCCGCCGAAGCCGAAGGCGAAGCCGCACGGGTAGCAGTAGAAGCCGCGTAGAAGCCGCCGAGAAGGCGAAGGCGTCCACCGGGTACGGGTAGCAGGTAAGCGCCGCCGAAGCCGTAGAAGCGCCGTAGAAGCCGCGTAGCAGGTAGAAGCCGGGTAGCAGGTAGAAGCCGGGTAGCAGAAGCCGCGAAGCCGCGTAGCAGGTAGAAGCCGCCGCGAAGCAGGTAGCAGAAGCCGCCGAAGCCGAACCCGCGAAGCCGCACGGGTAGCAGAAGCCGGGTAGAAGCCGAAGACCGCCGAAGCCGCCGAACCTGCACGGGTAACGGGTAAGCGCCGTATCCTCCGAGAAGCCGGGTAGAAGCCGCCGAGAAGGTGAAGCCGAAGCCGCACGGGTAGCAGAAAGCCGAGAAGGTGAAGCCGAGAAGGTGAAGCCGGGTAGCAGAAAGCCGCACCGGGTAGCAGAAAGCCGCCGTATCCTCCGAGAAGCCGCGAAGGTGAAGCCGCCGCGAAGCAGGTAGCAGGTAAGCTCCGTAGAAGCCGCCGCGAAGCCGTCCAAAGCCGAGAAGAAGCCGGGTAGAAGCCGCAGGATACCGCGAAGCCGCACGGGTACGAAGCCGGGTAGCAGAAGCCGGGTAGAAGGTGAAGCCGGGTAGAAGCCGCCGCCGAACCTGCACGGGTACGGGTACGGGTACGGGTACGGGTACGGCAAATCCGCCGAACAGGTAGACGGTCGACGGGTAGAAGCCGCCGAAAGCCGCCGAGTAGAAGCCGCGCGCGAACCTGCACGGGTACGAAGCCGCCGCACCGGGTACGGGTAGCAGAGCAGGTACGGCAAAGACGCCGTAGCAGGTAGACGGTCGACGGGTAGAAGCCGCCGGGTATCGCGAACCTGCCGAACCTGCACGAGCAGAAGCCGGGTAGCAGAAGACTGCACGGGTACGGGTAGCAGGTAAGCGCCATGAAGCCGGGTAGAAGGTGAAGCCGCGCGCCGAAGCCGAAGCCGGGTAGAAGCCGGGTAGCAGAGCAGGTACCTGCCGCCGAACCTGCACGGGTAACGGGTACGGGTAGCACGAGCCGAACACGCCGCCGGGTACGGCAACGGGTAGCAGTAAGCGCCGCCCGGGTACCTGCACGAGCACGGAACCTGCCGCACGGGTACGGGTAGCAGGTACGAGCGAACAGGTAGAAGCGCCGCCCGGGTAGCAGGTACGGCAAGCGCCGCCGGGTACGGCAACGGGTAGCAGGTAGCAGGTAGCAGGTACGCCGCCGAACCCGCCCGCCTATGGGCCCGCCCGCCTATCCTGCCGCCCGGGTAGCAGGTACGGCAACGGGTACGGCAAGCGCCGCCGGGTACGGAACCTGCGGAACCCGCCCGCCTATGGACCCGCCCGCCGTGGTACGGCAAGCCGCCCGGGTACCTGCCGCCCGGGTACCTGCCGCCTATGGGCCGGGTAGCAGAGCAGGTAGCCGCCCGGGTAGCAGGTAAGCGCCGCCTATGGGCCGCCTATGGGCCGGGTAGAAGCGCCGCCGAATGGCAACGGGTAGAAGCTCCGCCCGGGTAGCAGGTAGCAGGTAGCCGCCCGCCTATGGGCCCGCCCGGGTAAGCGCCGCCTATGGGCCGGGTAAGCGCCGCCCGGGTATCCTGCACGCGAACGGGTAGCCGGTCGACGGGTAGAACGCGCGCGAACGCGTCCACCGGGTACCTGCCCGCCCGGGTAGAAGCTCCGCCCGGGTAGAAGCTCCGCCCGCAGGTACGGAACGGGTAGCCGCCGGGTAGCCGCCCGGGTACCTGCCCGCAGGTAGTGAACGGGTACGCCGCCGGGTACCTGCGCCCGGGTAGTGCCGCCGGGTACCTGCCAGAATGCGCCGCTTTCGCTCCAGGATGGACGGACACGCGCCGCACGGGTACGGAACGGGTAGCAGAACGGGTACGGGTAGAAGCGACGCCCGCAGGTAGTGAACGGATACGCGAACAGGTAAGCGCCGCCCGGGTACGGAACCCGCCGAAACCTGCGCCCGCCGGGTAGTGCCGCCGGGTAGTGCCGCCGGGTAAGCGCCGCCCGGGTACCTGCGCCCGCCGGATCTCCGACAGACTGCGCCGCCGGGTACCTGCGCCCGCCGGGTACCTGCGCCCGCCGGGTACCTGCGCCGCCTATCCTGCAGACTGCACGCGAACGCGCCCGCTAGAACGCCCCGCAACCGCTCCAGGATGCCCGGAGACGCACGGAACCGCCCGCAGGTACCTGCGACACGCGCCCGCCTATGTACGACACGCGAAAGAATGGGCGGAGCGTTCGCGCGCCCCGCCCGATCTTCGACGGCAAGCCCCTGCGCCGTCGAAACCTCCCGCCCTGCCGAACTACTCGACAGACTCGGCGGCCCGCTCGAAGAGCTTCGCACGCCGCGCCTGCGCCCGCTGCACCGCCCGCGCCCGGTCCTGCGCCCGGGTATCCTGCGCGCGAACCTGCACGCGCCGAACCTGCTCCGCCGAACCTGCCGACTGCGCCGACGGCATGTAGCAGACAACGAAACCGGCCATGTCATTCCTCCTGCGCCGCGCGCCCGCCTTCCGGCGTTAGCGACTTACCGGCGACCTGCAAGCCGAGCGGAGCTTGCGCCCCGCCCGGCCCTTGCACGCCTAGCACTTCACGGGAACAGGAAACGGCATACGGTATCCGAGAACCGCCCAAACCTGATTCCAAAGCGCCGCTTGCCGCGGCCCCCACTCCGTACCGATCGTTGTAGTTTCGAACATGTCCTCTCCGATCGACGCCGTGATAGCCTGCCCTTCCTCGTTGTACACAGTAACGACCAGGAGCATACCGGACGCCCGGGAACGAATGAGAACAGAAAGCCCGCTCGGAACTACCGCACACGACCAGCCATAGGCACCGTCTGAACCGACAAACGCATAGTCAGAAGGCTCGTCGACGTTGAACACTGCCGCCACCGCGCCCGCGCGCGCCTTCACCAGGTACGGCAGACCGGCCCATGCTTCGCGAACCTGCTGCAGAGCGTCCATTTTCATTCCTCCGAACCGCGCGCCTCGCCTTTGCGATAGCGCCTTACCGGTTGTTATGCATAGATAATACCACGCCGCGCGCGCCGAGTCAATAGCCGCGACTAAAAAAACTTAGTATGTTTCGCCTATTGCCAGACAACCCCCCGGCAACGCGCACGCGAACACGCACGCGCACGCATACGCACGCACGCATACGCACGCACGAGCACGAGCACGACGCGCCCGCCGTGGTACCTGCGCCGCCCGATCCAGCCCGCGCCGCCGGCAGGTAGACTACCACCGCGCCCGGCAGGTAGTGCACGCGAACACGCACGCGCGAACGACCGACACGCGAACACGCCGCCGACAGACTACCACCGCGACAGAATGCGCCGCAACCGCTCCAGGATCGACGGAGACGCGCGCGAACGCCCGCAGGTACCTGCGACACGCGCCCGACCGTATGCGCCCGCGTACGCGCCCGACACGCACGCACGCACGAGCACGAGCACGAGCACGCACGCACGCGAACGGGCGAGAGACTCTGCGCCTCCCGCCCGCTTACTGCGCCCGCCGAGAACCGCGCTTAGCCCTGATCCAACTCCCGGGCCCGCGCGCACGCCGCCGAGAACCTGCGCCCGTATGTACCAGACGGATGCTGCCGCAGGTACCTCAAACCGTACCATGACGGCACGTAGATAACGTCGACTACACTGCCTGAAGCGGTCCGAATAGTCACCCGAGACCCGGAGAACGACGCGCCCCGGCCCTTGGAGTGATAATCACAGACAATCATAGCGAACCTCCTGCGCCGCTCCCGGAAACGGCACAGACAACCCGACTGCGCCCCACGCGCGACGCCACGCCGCATAGTGACGGTCCTGCCACTCTCCCGAGTCTGCATGATGCTCAAGCAGTTTCCCGTCCGTCAGCGAACACGAACCATATGCGATATGCGGCAGGTATCCGTCGACCCCAACGAAGCACCGCAACCCCCTATCCTCGGTCCAGAGTATCGCGATATAGAATCGGGCCCCGTCATACCCGCGGTATCCCCAACACAACCCGCCGCAACACTCGAACGCCGACTCGGAAAGAGAGACATTCGGCCCGTATTCGCGCGCGATGCGTTGCGCCACTTCGCGCACATGCTCCGGAAGCGCCGCCCACACCTCATGAGAATCCATCGAATCCCTCCTGCGCCGCGCGCCCGCCTTCGCGTTAGCGCCTTACCGGCGACTACCAGCACCCCGCCCGAACCTGCGCCCCATCAAACGTCGACGGGCACACCGAACGAATAATCTAACGACAACGCGGGAGACGTAACATATAGCACGCCGCCGCGCGGGTCCGTGTTCAGCTTATAGCTTAGCCCATACCGCGTACAAACCTCCTGCACGCGGCGGACCGCGCCAGACTCCATATCGCGTACGGGAACAGACGCGCCCGTATAAGACTCGCGGAACGGCTTACCGCCCGGCCCGCGGAAAACGACGCCCGATGCATCCCCACATTCCGCCTCGTACCAGCGGCGAAGCGTTCGCGCGGCCCGGCGCAGAGTCTGCGCATCATCAAAGGCAAGCTTGACACCGCACCCGGCGAGAATCCGCAACCGAACGAGTTCGGTCTTATCGTATGCGTCCATGTCACCCCTCCGCACCGCGCGCCCTGCCTCTCGGTAGTGACGACTTATCGGTAGTTATGCATATATACTACCATGCGCCGCCGAACCTGTCAAGCCCTGCCCGAAAGATTATCCCGGTATGTTTCGCCTATTGCCAGATACCATAGACGGCAACACGCGAACGCACGCACGCGAACACGCACGCACGCACGCACGACGGCCCGGGCCCCTGCCAGAATGCGCCATAATCGCGCCAGGATCGACGGAGACGCGCGCGAACGCCCGCGGGTACCACGAACACGCGCCCGACCGTATGCGCCCGCGTACGCGCCCGACACGCACGAGCACGCGCAAGCACGAGCGAGAGACTCTGCGCCCCTCGCCCGCACCTGCACGCGCCCGAACCTGCTCCCGCCGATCAGTCCTGCGCAACTATCCGGGCGACTCCTCCGTTCGCCCCGTGAACATAGACTGCGTCAGCGATGCGAAGACAATCATACAAGTCCTCCGCCCGCGGACGGGCTCCCGCCCGCAGGTGAACGGTCGCAAACTCCAACCGCCCGTCATTCGGGATTCCTTCCTCCGTCAAGTCGAACTCCCACTCTCGCGCGAGTTCCGGGAACGCCGGAGAAAGGCCAAGCACTCCCCACGCGCGATGCCACGCGGCAAAATGCCGCGGGCCCCACGCGGTAGCCTCCGCGCTCCCGGCATACTGCTGCTGATCCACGCAGTATGTTCCCTGCGCGTTCCTCCCGTTCGGACGAGCGATGCGCACGGTATACCGCTCGCCCTCCTGCTCCGAATACCGAACGATAATGAGCAGCCTGCCCGTGGCCGAGCCATGAGTAATGTACAAGAATCCGTCAGCTCCCGACACGCACGGGCCGGCGATACCACGCCCGCGCGGTCCTTCAGGAGTTCCCGCCTTGATCTGATCCAACGACGGGACCTCCTCCGGAAACTCCCAGTATTCGCCCGCCGGCGGTACTGCAGACGACGCGGCCCACCCGTGATTATACTCACGGGCCATGGCAAGCGCCACATTCTTCAAACGCACCGGCAACGCCGCCCAAACCTGCTCCGCGTCCATCTTCATTCCTCCGAACCGCGCGCCTGCCAGACTGGCAATGGCGACTTATCGGCCCCCCGTCCAACTGCACACATATTATATCACACTCGACAGAGCTTGTCAAGCCCCCCCCCGGCTTTCGTGCTCCCGTTCAGACCGCCTCCAAGAGTAACGACAGCTGAATGGGCCCGGCATAATGCCCGTATCCGCGCTTGAACCACCGCAGACACTCTCCCTCTCCATGTTTCATAACCGGCCCCATAGGTGCCGTCAAACCTATCGCCGCCCACGCCTCGTACCAGTAGGAATCCGCCTTCTCCATGTTTCCGCGAACCTCGCAGAACCCCTCGGAATCGACCATCCCCGCAAGCGCGGACCAACCCGCACCAGTTTCTATGATCGTTTCGACAGCTCCGCCATGAACGGGCTCGGACACGCGACACGAGAAAATCCCTTCTCGAATGTCCTGGTAGTAGTGGAATCGCCCATCATACTGAGACACGAACGGCAAATCCTCGACAACGGAAAGCCCTTCGGCGATATCCTCCAACTTCGGATGCTCCCCCATCCACTCGCCCCGCACAGGTACGGCGCTTGACGTTATCCATGTTTCGAGGTCATTCCGCGCGCCATGTACCACGCGCGCCACGCGCAGCACAGCGTTCGCCATGCCGACGCTGACACGGTCCCAGTGTTTCGGCGCGATCTGCGCCCAATCGGTTCGCGGTCTCATTCGCACGCGACCGCCTTCGGATGCGCAGTAGTATCCGACTGAGAGAACACGAACAAGACCGAACCACGGAAATCGTGGCTCGTTCGGTATGCCAAACCGCACCTTGCGCATACCTCCATAACCTCACGCAACGCCACCGCCTCACGATCTGGAACCGGTTTCGCCTTAGTCGTAACGCAATCGACGAAAACCGACCTGCCAGACTTATCGCGCGTTACCTGACCGCGCCCGTTTCCGTATTCCATGCGATACCACCGGCGCAGACTCTCCGCCGCCCCTCGCAATCGGTAAGCGTCATCATAAGACACTTCGACCCCGACGCCCTTCCAGATTCGCCACTGCAACGCGTTCACACGAACCGCCAGCCCCTTCGCGTCCATCGAACACCTCCGAACCGCGCGCCCCGTAGTGGCGACTTACCGGCCCCTCCCGTTCACCAACACACATATTATATCACGCCCGCAAAGACTTGTCAAGTGTTCGTTGCCTGGTATGTTTCCCTACATGCCAGCTAGCGCGAACGCATAGCGCGACAACGTTTCCGAATCACCTTCGCGCGTCAGTAGTTCGAACGCCTCGCGCGCCGTGATCGACACAACGACGCTAGCCCACCGACTGCCTTCGCAGGTATCCCGTCCCAACGCGTCAGCGATCTCGCCCGCGTTTCCGACCATGAAGAACCTGCCATCTGGCATTATCCGCAATTCCGGCCCAAACGGATTATGGTACGATAGCGTACTGAGAACGCAGACATGTTCCGACCGCTCTTCTCGGTACCCCGTCGAACGCGACTTTGCAGACATTCCTCCGCCTCCTTCCTATGCCCGCGCCAACACGCGGGCATAGTGCGCAAGAGTCTCTTCGTCACAGTCACGCGCCATCATCGCGAACGCATCGCGAACGCTGATCTCGACAATGGCAGTCCTCCGCGGGTCGCAGTCGTAGTATTCCCGCCCCAGCGCCTTCGCGACTTCGACTTCGTCAGCGACGAGGATAAAACGACCACTCGGCCTGAGCCTCAAATCCGCGCCGAACGTCTTACCATCCTTGCGGTCGTTGACCATGCAGACGAACTTCGAAAACAGATTCGCGTCCATTATTCCCCCTCCTTCTCCTCTTCCTCTTCCTGCTCGTACTCTTCAGGAAACAGCCCATATCGCAAATCGTATTCCAAATCCTCAAGCTCCCGCGCCCAGTCCTTGTATCCCTTCGCATACTCCCCGTAGTATGCACACCCGCGCGCCTTGGCCTCCGCAGTCTTCCAACAATCCGCCTGCTCCGCCCGAACGATAACTGCCAGCATTTCCGGCGAGTTATCGCGATATTCCTGCACGCGATGCCACATATCCGCCATGACAAATCGGAGACTGTCGAAGTTCTTCGACGACGGACAGCCCTTCTCCTCGGCAGGATACAACGCGTCGTACAACCGCCGAGACATATCCTCCATCTCACTCGCCCGCATGGTGTACAACTCCGCGCGCGCCTTGTGCAGAACCACCTCGCGCGCCTTGTCTTCAGGAGTCTGCCAACCGTCCGACTTCTCGGCCCTCTCCGCGGCCTCCGCGGCCTCCTGAGAGAGTCTGCGATACTCTCGCGCCCGGAACTCCAACTCCGACGCAACCCCTTCGACCCTATCGAAATCCATCGCTCCCCTCCTTCTAGCGCGCCCGCGCCGCGCTCTCGATTGCCGTGCACAACGCCTTGCCCGCGAAACCGTTCGTGGCAGAATCGATCAGCTCCGCCAACTCCGACAGTTCTTTCGCGTGCGCCTTTCCTGCATTAGCGAATATCTTCGACACGCGTGCACTCTCCAAGTATTCCTCGCGAAACGCCGGACTCGCTTCGGCCTTCGCCTCCATGTTCTGCATATCCTCCGCCCATGCGCCCGCCTCTTCCTGCAGTTTCGCGGCCCGGGCCCGCAGTTCCTGAACGATCACTCGAAGCAGTTCGATATCCATCATTCCCCCTCCTGATCCAGTATCTGCTCGACCTGATTAGCAAGCCATGCTAGCTCCAGCTTCCTATTCGCCGCAGCGTCAGCTTGAGCCCGGTACATAGCGACCAATGCCGCGCGCGACTCCGGCGCAACCCACACTTCAGACTCCCGCTCCCTATTCGCCAAGCTTTGATTATAAGCCGCGCGAACGCCCGCACCATCCGCCATCTCGTACAACTTCGACACTAGCCCCCGCAACCGCTCCGCCTTAGACATTCCTTCGCCCCTCCATGCGCCGCGGCCCGATAGGTGCCGACTTATGCGCCTAGCACAACGCCAAAGCTAATCCCGAACCCCGTAAACCGCGCCGAATATGTCTTCCAGCGCGTCAAGCGCACCAGCGTTGATAGCACCCGCAATAGCATCCGCAATACCGCCCAAATGCATCGCAGTCATAGCATGAACCCCCGCAATCTTCCTGCAGTATTCTGCCTTCTTCGCCTTCGCTTCAGCAGATATCCACTTGTTCTGATTAGTTTCGGCCTCATGTGCCCACTCTTCCCACTGCTTCGCCAGTCCTTCCCCCTCACTGCTAGCATAGTATAAATCCGACAGAACACGGCGCACCCGAGACTCCTCCTGCGACGTCATATCTACCTCCAACCTGCCGCGGCCCCGAAGGTGCCGACTTATGCAGAAGCTTGCCTCTTCAGTATGCAGGTAGCCGTCCTGCATAGACCGGCCCGAAGACCGGTTTCGGCTTTCTATCGCGCGCCAAACACAATCTCAAACGCCGTTTCCACATCATATCGCGCGTGTGAGTCCAGCGCCTTAGACAGAGCGTCAGCAAAAGCCTCCACGCCATCCGCCCGATCACCCCAACCAATCGCGTTCGTCTTGTCAGGACACTTCTCCTGGCTTTCTCGCAGACCGGTTCCAATCTCGCGCAGTTTCCCTACCAACAGCCTCGTACGCAACACATCTGACATTCCCCTGCCTCCTTCCATCATGGTAGTATCGCTTTCTCGACCATCTCCGCGATCTCCAACACCTCCGCCGATCGCTTGCGAAACGAATCCCGAAACGCCGCATACACCTGAACCTCTTCTCGGTAGCCCGGCTTAGCGCTATAGTATGCGACGTCGTTATCCCAGTTCCGAGCTACTACAAGATGATCTTCACTTCTCCCCCGAAGCCACTTCACGGTATCCCGCAACGCCTCTACATCGACTGAACACATTCCCCTCGCCCCCCTTCCGTCTTTCGCCTTGTTATGAATATATACTACCATAACGGCCCGAGCTTGTCAAGCCCACTTCGAAAAAAAGTTTCTCGAATGGCGTAAAGCACATTATCGGACGTTGAGGATAGTACAAGGAGAAACAGCACGAGGATGGTACCAAAGCCTTACCAGAAGCTTACCAAAGCCTTACCAAACTTACCAGGACTTGACCATCGCCTTACCAAAGCCTTACCAAACAGCCTGAAATTGACCAAAACGTTACCATCTATGTACCAGAACAAGCCGAGTGAGTGATCGTGAATTCCCCGTTATCGCCTATGCGACAAACGCCATCATTGTGAACTATCCGCCAACAGACTGCACAACGCCCGAGACCTTCCGGATGCGCCGTGTCGTCGCACGGCCCCCACTGCCGATAGCCAGTCACCTCTCCGGTTTCGTCCACGTGTAATGCAAAGATCGCTTTCGCTGCACGCAGACCATCTTGAACATGCGCCGGTAGAGCTTCGAACGCCGCGCGCGGCCCGAACACGATCCGCCCATCCATCAAGCGAACGCGCACGCCCGCTTCGCGCGCGATCGTGAAGAGTTCCGGTACCTGCATAACTTCCCCTCCTAGTCGGTATAGTCTTCATCGTTTGGCGTCTGATCATATCGCGTGTATGCGTCAGCACGCGCGCCAAACATTCCAGACGCCCACTGCGCCGTAGCCGGTCGAAACATAACGCGAACCGAACCGCGCGGCCCGTTGCGTTGTTTCATGATCAGGATTTCCGCTTCCTCCGGTGGCGAGTCTCGCGTTACAACGCCTTGTGACTTGTAGTAATTCTCGCGATACAATCCGAGCACGATATCCGCGTCCTGTTCTATCGCGCCCGAGTCTCGGAGATCAGACATAACCGGTTTGCGATCGTTTCGCCTTGCGATTTCGCGTGAAAGTTGTGACAATAGGACCACTGGCATTTCGTAATCCATGCCGAGACGTTTCAAGCCTCTGCAGATAGCGCCGAGGTCCTGCGCCCGATTATCCGTGACACGTTCGACTCGCATGATTTGCAGGTAATCGACGAGCACCATAACCGGTTCCGGCCTCATTCGTCGAACTGCTTGTCGGATTGCGCCGAGCGAATCGACGCCGCGATCGTGAATGAGCACCGGTTCCGAGCAGAGAGTCTTTCCGACTCTATCTAGCGTTTCTCGCTCTTCCTTCGAGACCATTCCGCGTCGCAATCGTAGCAGGTCGATACCAGATTCGATAGAAAGTTGTCGATGCATGATTTCCCGTCCAGACATTTCGAGTGAGACGATAAGGACGGGCCCGTGCTTGCGAGCGACGTGGCGAGCGATTTGGAGCGCGAAAGCCGATTTGCCCATAGACGGAGCGCCTGCGACGATAACGAGTTCACCTCCGCAGAACCCCGCCGTTGCCGTATCGAGATCAGCGAATCCGGTAGAAAGGCCCGGAATTTCTCCAGTTTCGCGCAATTTATCGACTTCCGCGAGAATTTCTTCGACCAGCGTACGAGCGTCTGATGGGTTGCGACTATCACGATGCGAAACTGCGTCCATGACCGTACGAAACGCCTTATCGCAGACATCGCCGATTTCGTCGTAATCCGCATAGACCATCGTACGCAGCTGCGAGCCAGCGTCCGAGATACGTCGCAGAGTAGCTTTCTCCGCCACGACCTTAGCATAATATTCCGCGTTAGCTGCAGAAGGTACACAGTCTGTGAGGTGAACCAGATAAGGAGCGCCTCCGCAAGTTTCGAGATTGCCTGCCGAGCGAAGCTCTTCTTGGACTGTGAGCACGTCGACCGCCTGCCCGCGCGACGCGACGGCGATGACTGCTGCGAAGACGGTACCATGTTCGACTCGGTAGAAGTCCGTTTGTCGGAGAATGGATGCGCACGTCCAGACCGCTTCCGGGTCGATCAGCATAGCGCCGCAGACTGCCTGTTCCATTTCCAGACTTTGCGGCGGCAGACGGTTGTTACTCACGCGAATCCTCCGATGCTAGTTTCGTCGAACTTCCACAATGCCCCGTAATCGCGCCAGGATGCCCGCAGACGCGTTCTAAGCCGAAACGAGTACAACGAACCGGATTAGCCGCTTTTCGCGCGTGGAAGCGAGATTCCGAGCGTTCGTTCGAGATTCTCTGCACTATACTCGAATCCGAGATCGCGGATGGGTTCGCGAGCAGGTAGAACAGCCTCCAGAGCAGAAGGATCGAGCCCTTCGTCCTCCCAGCACCTACCACGGAGCCAGGTTATGGGTCGCTTCGCGTACTTGAAGTTATCCTCCGGATTGCACGTGGCGAGATATGCCTTGAAGCCGTTGATGATAGCCGGAGCGATGCCGCGTTCGCGAACGTTGCGCTGCCACCATGCCCAGCACCGAGCCTTATCGACCTTTCGGGGTTGAAGTTCCCAGAACCTGTTGAAGCCACGCAACTGTTTCTCCTTCACTTCCTCCGCGGTCCATCCTTTCGAGCGACTACTACCACCGTGCCCCGGGTCCAGCGTCGTGGCGTTGTTCGCGACGTCAGGTTGCGCAACGCCATCGCCCTGTGCTTCAACGTCGTTTTCGACATCGAAAAGCGCAAAATCGACGCGATTTGCGCAAGAGTGGTAATTCGTACAATCTCTCTTCTCAACGCCAAGACTCTCTTCGTCTTTATAGTCTTTTAGAGTCTTACAAGACTCTTTGTTAGATATAGAGTCTTCAGAGGTAGAGAGTCTCTTAGAGTCAAAGACTCTTTGTATTAGTATAGAGTCTTTGTATATAGGGGGGTTATAAGGGGGGGGAACGTCAGAAACAGCGTCATCATCGCCATCTTGGACGCTTTTCGACGCGATTCCATGCGAATTCATGCAATCTGATGCTATTGCATTGCAATTGCATTCCGCCTGATGCAATTGCATTCCCGCCGATGCTATTGCATTGCAATTGCATTCCGCCTGATGCAATTGCATTCCAATTGCATGTGATTCGATGCAATTGCATGAGTTATCAGCGATATCAACGCCATTATCAGCACTATCAGATGCGATTTTCGGTCCGATCCCGTTCGAGCCGATGCAATTGCATTTCTCCGGATGCAATTGCATTGCAATTGCATTTTCGCCGATGCTATTGCATGCATTATCAGCGATATCAACGCCATTCCGCGACTTCGACCAACGCGCCACGGCATTCTCCCGATAGGTGTCCGAACGCCGACCGACACGCTCCGCGAGACCATCGGCCCAGGTGCTGCGCCAACCATCATCGGTCGCACGAAACGCCGCCGACAGCGTCGACTTCACTACCGCCCGATCCTCCTCAGTTCGCGCCGAGGCCAAATCGCAACATTCGTCCACGTCCAACGGCAGCGAGCCTCCGCGCGTGATATACTGCTCCAATAATATGTCGAACGCGCCCCGTTCGGCAAACGTCAAACGCCGAATGTTTCCCTGCACAACCAGATCATTCAGATCAAGCGTTATTCGCTTCATTTCCGCCCCTCCCGCGACGATCGGCCCGACCACGCACAATGAGGATATCGATGCCATGCACCGCCTTCAGCAGATGCGCCTTCGCGCGAAACAATGGCGTCAGCGGCCCGCCCTTGTAGTCAGCGACAACACGCTCGCCGTTCTCCATGTACACGTAATCGGCGATGTATCGCAATGCAGGTTTCTTGCGACCCCAGAGGACAAGTGACGGAGCAAGCTCGAATGCCATCTGTCGCTTCAGATCACTGATCTCCCCGGCAGCCTCCCGTTCCCGCAAATGCTTCCAATGCTCGTACTCTCCGACAGAGTCGAACAACTGCCCATCCACCCGAACCCGGTTATTGCCGTACTTCATCCGACGGGAACCAACCATGCTATGAGCCTCCTTTGCGTGTGAGCTCAAGACGGACAGCCTCGGTCGGAACGATACGCGCGCGCCCGCGGTCCCTGTCAAATCCGTCGACGTCTACGAGCACAGTCCTACCACCGCGCGCATAGCCTTCGATGATGGCAGGTATGCATTCCCCGGTCATTTCCGACACCCAGTCGCACCGGCGGCCAATCGTCGGATCGGCGGCCATGATATCCTCCAACGTCCCACCATGCGCCTTGTATGCCGTCAGAAGGGCACTCATAGCCGCCTGCAGCGCGTCGCACTTGTCAGCGTCACGAGCGATACCGAACTCCGCGCGCCAGTCTGGCAGACGGTCATCGAGCAGGCCAAGAAGGACCGACGCGATATCGCGCGCCTTCGCGGAGGAGATGACAGCGTCCACCGCCCTCGACGCCGCCGACGCGTCGAACGGCCCGCCCGGAGACCATTCCGGCGATTCCTTGATATCCTCGCGCGCCGAGACGTATTCCCGAACGAGCGCCCGAGCCGCAATGCTCGACATCCCGCGATCGACAATCGTCTTGCCAAGCTCCACCCGCTCCGAGTCGTCCAGGCGTCGGTCGCATAGCGCGTCCAAATGCCGCGTGGTGATGCCGTCGCTTGCCGCAATGGCCCGCAGTTCCGGCGATCCACCGAACCTGCGAATGATCGACGCGTTGTTCTCGATCGTATGCAAGCTAACGCCCGCTTCCTCCGCGACCTGTCTAACCTCTTCGCCGAACGTCTGTGTGCCGTACGCGTAGAGCATGCCCAATTTGAATGCCAGCGTTTTCACCCGAGTAATCGACAGTCTCACCCATTCCCGCAGCTCCGACGGCCCGATCTCCGGCACCGGCGCGAACAACCCCGCGTCGAGCCATTCCAGGTATCGCTCCTGCGCACCTGCCGGGACAGGTTCGTTCAATCGTGCCAGCAGTCCTTCCGATAGCGTGCCCAATTTCTATCTCCGTAGTTTCGCAAGTAGTGATGCCATCCATGCAGCGTAGCAAAGCCAGAAGGCGACCTCTGCCGCGATTGCCCCGAGACGCTTGAGGTCATCGCGCGTAATCCCCTCGCGCCGAAGCTTGCGAAGAAGCCTGCTGATCAGCGGCCTGCGCCTCCACCATGCGTAGCCGCGTCGCCCGCAATACCGCGGCTCGCAGTCCCATTCGACGTAGGCCCCCCCGGGACGCCACCTAACGGAAAGGTCGGACAAATGCCCGCAATACGGGCAACGTCGCAAAAGCGAATGTGACTCGAACGTCGCCGGCCTGTACTCGTTGAACATGGCCAGCTCACGGCCCATCGCGGACCTGATGACTTCCCAGCCACCGGAAGAAGACTTCTCGTTCATCGAAGCACCGCAGTCAGCGCGTGAAGAAATCCGCTGTAATGCAAGCAGAACGCCAGCAATATCCCGATAGCTATCGCAGCCAGCCTCAGATTCGCAAGCGTGATGATCGCCACCGGCGGCATAGTTTTCATCGGCCCACGATCCCGCGAGCACTCCTCCGTCCACATACCCCCATGCAGCCCGCACATGTCGTCGCAGCAATCCCACTCGGCATATACGCCGCCATCTCGCGACTCGGCAATGGCAACGGCCGTGGCCCCGCAGCGCGGACAGGTGAGCTCGAATAGTTCGAAATCAACCACGCCGGTCAACATCGACTGTTCTTGAGACGACATCCGCTCCCGGCTCACTTCAGAACCCATTTCCCCCCTCCTTTGCCTCGCAGAGCTACTTCCAGAGTCGGACCAGCATTTCGACGGCCCAGGGCACGAACCCCCACCAGAACGCGACCAGGGCCGCAACGACAATCGCCACGTTGACTGCGCCCCACGAGCGCCCCTCCGGAGCCGCCACCGCGCGTTCCCTCTTGTGCTCGATCCACTGCGAACCGCCCGCCGGGCAATCCGGGCTGATGCAGCCCCATTCGATGCGAGTATAGCCAGGAAGTTCCTCGCTAACCGCCCACGCCTCGTGCCCGCAGGAAGGGCACGTAAAGACCCAGGATTCGCTCGCAGAGCGCGGTTTAGCGGTCATCCTATACCAAGGCATACCCACCCTCCCTTCTCCCGCACTGCGGGAAAGAAACCCCGCCCGACGAACCGGCGGCGGACGGGGTTTCACCGAGTTATGTAGCATGTCTAATCCGTGAAGTCAGCGCTCGATGCGAGCGCCTGATCGGTCTTGTTCCGCACCGCCTCGTAGGCCTCCAGGTTATCGACCGCGAGCCTGAAGTCGGCGGCAGTGTAAGTCGAAAGCACCGGCGGAGGGACTCGCGGGTTGACCTTCCCGCCGGCCTTCCATGTCAACACGTCGCGGAGAACACGCGCGCGGCTTTCTTTGTCAGTGTAGCCGCGCTTCGCCAACTCCGCGATCCATCGCCGTGCCGCGATGTCCTTGTCCACCTCCTCGGGCGACTTTCCGATGTATCGACACGCCTCGACGTGCCCCGTGCCAGGTTTGGCATGGCAGAACGGACAGGGTCCGTCACCCTCCCAGATGCTGTCCGTGACCTTCGTGGACACCGGCAGGCCTCCGTGATCCGAGACGGGACGCCGTGGAGTATCGACGATCCGCGGCGCTTCGTCAAGTTCCGGCGTGAACTGCGTGCCGAACCCGAGCAATGCCAGCGCCCGGCCCACAGCGCCACTCTCCGCCTTCTCGACCCACCCTGCGGGAAAGTCATGCTTGGACTCGGTCTTCATCCCGGATGCGAGCAGCCGGCCCTCGGGGTTGTAGATGATCGCCTGCACCGTCGCGAACCCCGCCTCGTGGCCGCCCTCGATCAGGGACGTGCTGATACCCCAGTCGGGATGCACCGTTCTAAACCACTGTACGCGCGGAGCCACTGGCAGGTACCACTTACCCCCCTGCATTTTGATGCAACGCTTCGCGGCCCACTCTGCGGAGCCCACCGCCTCATGTTTCTCCTCGGCCTCGCTCATTCTCCCTCTCCTCTCCCCGGCAGGTCTGGCAATGCCGGCAACATTCCCTTGTAATGCGGATCGCTTGACTCGCGAACAACGCGCCTCCCCCGGCTCGCGAGCGGTCGAACCTCGCGCATCGCCTTCCGCTCCGATGGCATGTAAACCACCACCGGCGACTGTGCGAGCTTATCCAGAACCTGCAGCCTGTGATACTCCACTGCGATGCCTGCCAGGACTGCGACTGCGATCAGCGTGCGCCATGAGTTCTCCAGGAATTTCTCCCTTCGAGCCCGCTTTCGTTCGTACCGCCGTATTCTAAGGCCCGCATATTCGTCGGTCAAGTGCTTCTCCTTTCAGAGCCCCGCGCGCGTATCCGCCTCGCGCCATTCGGCCTCCAGGTCGAAATCGCCTTGAGGTGAGCGGAGCCAGTCCGTCAGCCTCTCGATCATGTCATGTATCGGCGCGCTTCTCAGCTCAGATGCGAACGCCAAGCAGAACGGTGCGCGGTCCCGCAGCCTGACGTGTATCTCCGCGCCATCGCCGGGCACGGTCATGGCCCAAGCTTCTGTAACATCGCGAGCGGGAACTTTGACGCCCGTTTGCAACACCAGGTCCGGCATTTCCCCCCTCCTTCTCTCGTTAGCCGCGATCGGGGTTCTTCCAGTACCGTATCCAGTTACCGATCGTTTGAGCGGACTTCGGAATCTTCGCGTCTGGAGCCGCCTCCGAAATCGCCTGAATGATCTTCGGGCGAGGAACTCCTTCGGCGTCTAGCTCCTCAACGAACGCCCGTACTCCACCGTACTCCCAGAGCGCAACATCGCAACTCTGCATCTCTCTTCGTGGCCTGCCTTTCATGCATATGTCCCTCCCATCAGATTAGCCATATCGGCACACTTATTATATCCCATCACGCCGATCCCGTCAACCGTTATGCCAGAGGATACGCCCGGTAGTCGTCATCCCGGACGATAACGTGTCGTGCATACTGCACCAGTTTGAGCAGGTCCCTCCCCGTCAAGAGCGCCGAGGGCATGATCTGGACGGTTGCCCCCGATATATCCTCGGTGCCTGTTGGCAATGGACTGTCTGCGTCGACGATCAGGTCCCACTCAGCGCGGAGAACCCCGGGAAACTCCGGCGGCTCGATGCCAATCGCACGCCACGCTCGCTGCCATGCCTTCATATGGCGCATACCCCAGCGAGTGTCGTCGGCCCCGACCATGATGAAATGCCCAGACTTCGTGCCTCGCGCCCACGATCCGTCTGACCTCCAGACAGTGACTGAATACTCCGTGTCGCGGTCCGTCTCATGCGACACCTGGATGGTCGCGCGCCCGTCCGGCGTCTTGAATCTCAGCACCCAACCGTTTTCGTCGTAGGAGACGCGCGGAGTGAGAACGCCGCGTGCGATCCGACACGGGATGTGCATCTTGATTTCTTCGAGCGTGGGTCGCTTGTCCTCTGGCTCCCACCCCCCAGCTTGAGGAACCACGGAGCTATGCGCCCACGGATGCCCGTATTCGCGGGCGATACCGAGCGCGGCGTTAGCCACGTCCACATGGCACTTGGCCCAGGTGTCTTCACTGTTCATTGTGATCCTCCTCTCCCGTATATCCTCGCAGGTAGAATGACAGAATATCTGCCATCTCCTCATAGTCGCTCAACTGCCTGTGTCGTTGGATACCTGTCTTCCTTCGCGATAGACTGCGCAGTGTCTTCACCGTTTCTTCCAGCGTCTGTCCTTCCGCGATCCCCTTCAGATCACGTGCGAGCCCTCGGTATTCGTCGGCCAGCTCGTACAGGTAATCTGCTTCCTCTCGCGCCTTCTTCGCTTCCGCCCGGCTGGTAGCCCTCTTGGCAATCTCGGAGTGTTCCTGCGCCGCGCTTTCCGCACCGATCGCCTGTCTTTCCAGGAGCTCCAGCGTCATCGGCATCTTCCAGACGGTTTCGCTCCAGACGGAGCCACCACTACCAACGTCATCCATTTCTCCCCTCCCCTCCGTTGCGCCCCCTAAGGTGGCGACTTATCGGCTTGCCTCTTCAGTGCGCCGGGAGCCGCCCGGTGCAGACCGGCCCGAAAGCCGGTTTCGGCAGTCAGTGCAGGTACTTCGTGAGCCTATCCACCATGTCGTTGTACGCCTTGGCAACCCGAGCGTCATCCAGCGCGTCGCATTCCTTCTCGTGAGCGAGGAAGTGCGCCGATACAGGATACTTCTTCAGCCTTTCCGATTCGGCCAGCTTATCGCGAGCGGACTTCTGATACTCCTCGGCGAGACGAACCAGAGTGTCGATGGTCTCTGGAACACGCTGCCCGTCAGCGATGCCCTTGAGCGACTCCACCAGGTTCCACTCCTGATCGGCGGCCAGCGCGGTGAGCGTCATAGGAGCCTCGGTGCTGTTCATGTTCCCTCTCCTTTCGCCGTGCGCCTCTTGTTGGCGGCTTATCGGCTTGACTATGTACATATTATATCATACGATAGTCGGCTTGTCAACCCCTTCTATTCTTCCCCCGGGGGGTGTTCTGCCTGCCCCCCCGGGGTTCTGGACCGATCAGACAGTGGCCAGCTCCTTCACGTCATCCGCGTCGACGATGCCGAGCTCCTCGGCATACCTTTCCATCGCGCTCTGGCACTCATCATCCCCTCCCTCAAGAATCTCCCGAGCGCGCTCCGGAGTTAGAGGTGCGATCCCCGATCCGCTGGCGTATGCGCCCCAGCCGACGCTCTGGCCGAACGGACTGTATGGACCGCCATCGCCCGACATAAACCACCGGCGAGACCTCGGAGTGATGTAGAGCGTGCCACTGAACCAGTGCGGGGTTCCGCTATTGCCGGAGACCCGCGCAACAGGAACCGCCTTCTCGGTATCGTAGCGAATACCGTCAATGACTTGCTTCATTGTTCCCTCTCCTTTCTAGCAGCCGACCGTGCCAATTGGCACTTCGTCGGCATCGCGAATTCCAAGATCGCTTTTGTACTTCAGCAGTATGTTGAACACGTCTTCCTCAACGTATTCGAGCATGTCCACGACAAACTTGGAGTCGACTGGCACAATCCCCTCGTTATTTGGGATTCCCGAAAAGATGCTATCGGGATCGCCGTGGCCCACTACGAACCATCTGCGAGACCTCGGCGTGATATACAGGCTGCCTTGCCATGCTGATCTTCCCCAATAGTCTCTCGACAAGCCCTCCGCAATCAAATGGGAAGTGTCGGTATCGTACAGCAGGCCATTTACCACACGCTTCATGCTCATTCCCCCTCAGCCCGCGCGCTCCGTAACAGGTAGCGTCTTATCGGCTTTCTACGTACATATTATATCCCGTCTTCTTCGGGTTTGTCAAGCTATTTCTCCGAGTGTTCCTCAACATCCGCGCAGAACTTCTCGTACTCGGCATCAACACGGAGCTTCCACTGCTTCAGGGCCTCTAACAGCTCTTCCCTCGGCATTACTCCGTTGGCAAACCCGAAGTTCATGTCGGCATAATCCCAGACTGCGTTCTGGATATGTGCACCCGATAGATCAGCGCCAGCAAGACACGCCTTGCTAAAATTTGCTCTGCGCAGGTTCGCTTTCCTCAGGCACGCACGAGTCAACTGAGCCTTCTCGAATGACGCACCCTCTGCATCCACATCATGCATATCCGCACCGCTCAGGTCGCAAGACTGCAGGTCCGTACCTCTCAGTTTTGCGCCATGCAGATCAGCACGAGACAGGTTTGCCAAGAACAAGTTCCTGCCCGAGAAGTCCAAGCCGGACATGTTCCTACTGGCTAGGACAGCCATCTCGCCCTTCCTCAGTTTCAGCCACGCTTGATGTGCATCCAGAACCTTGTTCAGCTCCTTCTGTGTCATTGGCTTCATTCGCTTCATTGTCCCCCTCCGTTTCGTTTGTGTCATGTTTCGACTCTCCGAACTCGGTTTCCCAGTACCACATGGGCTTATTCCAGTATTGCCGAACAGCGTCGTCCCAGATCGCCCCCTTCGTGTTCGCCTCCGTTAGAAGAATCCCCACAACGATCGCCTGAGTGAAGTCCGCATTCCGCAGGTTCGCATCCAACAAATTTGCAGATGTTAGGTGCGCGTTCCAGAACACCGCATTCTCTGCGTCGGCTCCTAGCATAATCGCGTCGATCAGAATGGCATCTGAGAAATCCGCACCCCGCAGGTTCGCATACATCAGAACGGAATGCGCCATGCATGCGTGTCTCAGCTTTCGCCCCGAGAAGTCCAAGCCGGACATGTTCTTTCCACAAAGCATGGCCCTCTTCCCTTTCTTCTCCATCCTAAGCCACGCCTCGTGTGCATCCAGAATCTTGTTCAGCTTCTTCTGTGTCATTCGCTTCATTGTTCCCCCTCCGTTTCGTCAGCGCCATTCGTTTGGGTGGCTACCGCCACTGCGTAACGCTGGCAGCAAGTTGTATATGCACTGTCTACACATATCTTCCAATCGTAAAAAGCATCCAGGAATTCCTCGGTCGGAGCCACATCGCGAACATCCGCAATCGCCATGACGGCGTCCGTCCACTTAGCGCCGTCGATATGCGCACCTGATAGGCGAGCTCCAGACAGATTAGCCTGGGTAAACACCGATCCTTCTAGGTTCGCTTTCCGCAGATCGGCGCAAGAAAGGTTCGCTTCTCGGAAAGCCGCCCGCTCCGCATTCGCACCCCACATCTTCGCGTGACTGAGATTCGCTGTATCGAGATCGGCGTCGAACAGCCTCGCACCTGAGAGATCGGCGCAAGAAAGGTCCGTCTCTCGGAAAGTTGCTCGCTCTGCATTTACCCTCCACATGTTCGCGCAACTGAGATTCGCTGCGTCGAGATCGGCCCCGGACAGGTTCGCACCGTGCAGTTCGGCGTCTGCCAAGATGATGTGCCTCAGCGTACGGCCCGCGAAGTTCAGCCCCGACATGTTCTTTCCGCACAGCCTAGCCCTTCTGCCTCCAGGTTTCCTCCCCAGCCATGCCTCGTGTGCATCCAGAATCCGATCCAGCTTCTCCTGCGACATCTTATTCGTCATCCCACCCCTCCTTGCCCATGCGCCCCCTAAGGTGGCGGCTTACTGGGGCACGCTACGACTGCGACAACTGTGCGTGTTTGGCCTGTCTCTCGGTCTCTTCTTCGATGCGGTCGAGCGTCCACTGCGCGTTCTTCAAATCATACTTGGCAGCCTCTATCATATGGCCGACAGCCGACGTTCCCATGAACCATGCACCAACCAGCGTGATGCCGTAGAACCGAATCCCATCCATCTTCGCGTAGGTGAATGCCGTCTGCGTACAAATCGCCCACTCCAGGTTGGCATTCGTCAGATCGGCCCGCGCCAGGATCGCGTGAGAAAGGTTGGCCCGATCGAACGATGCCTCGACGGCGTTCACCCCTCTCAGCGTGGCGTCGGCCAGGTTTGCGTACGACATCATAGCGCGAGAAAGGTTCGCATTATCGAGCATGCAGCCTGCCATGTTGGCATATGCCAGGTTCGCTTCCGATAGATCGAGACCCCTCAAATCACATCCCGCCAGCATAGCACGCTCCCCTCCAGCGCTCGTGAGTAGCCACAGACTATGACGCTGGAGGATTCCTTTCATTTCTTCTTGAGAGACCTTGTTCATTGATTCCCCCTCCTATTCCTCTCCACTCCACGCCCCCAGCTCAGGCATTGGCGATACATCCCGTTTCTGCAGGCACCTTGCGGACCACCTCGGCAATCGCATCCGGCCCGTTCAGCATCCATGTGCCACATCCGCCAATATCAGCCTTGACCGTGAGTGTTGTCCATCCGCCGTAGGAAGACAGAAACACCACTTTGCCCGGCTCGCCGTCATGCAGCACCACGACCCTGTCACCGACTTTCAGCCCGATGTTCTCCATTTCCACCCTCCTTTGCGTCGTTGTTCTCCTCGCAGTCTAAATATCAACCTCGGTATCCCACAAGACCATGCGTTGCCCAGGTTCGATAACGACCGAGAATGCTAGGTACTGTTTGACTCCATCGTGTGTACCTTTCGTCTTGAGTGTAACAGACTCAACCCGTGCAAGCAGACCTGTCTCTTCGAGTTGGATGACGTCTCCAACGCGAATACTGCAGTTCGCATTGTTCGTGCCAGTCGGTGCAATCTCTACCGGGGTCACTTCATCGACATCGTACTCCCATTCCGTGCTCCATTCGGGCAGCTCGCAGGTGAGTACAGTCTCTTCGTGCACCTTCATCTCTGGTTCATCCGTCCAGACCAGCTTGGTGTGAGTTCGCACAACCCGGCCTCGATCACCATTTACGCCGCAGATCACCAGATCGCCAGGCTTTATCGCTTCTCCCCCGCGCTCTTCTTCTGCTCGTTCGGCGACCTGCAATCCATCATTATCCATTCTTCTTCACCTCTCCGTCCCATGCCTCCGGCCAATCGGTCCATGCAATGACAGGAAGCGACGAGTATGGGCCATCACTGTACCAGCTGCCTTTGATGTAATAGGACGTCGCCACACAACGGCCACCATGTGAGTCGAGAACGGTTACGAGCTTCACCTCCGAATCGTCCGGCAACTGATCTGATACCGCATGCCACGTCAGAGCAGGACACTTGCTTTTCTCTCCACCCACGCCGCCGCCGCGGATGAACGATTCAACCGCCATCCGAACGATCGCCGACCGCGATGCGTGTCCGTATTCCGCACGCAGTTCCTCAAGCTTCTGCCCCATCTCCACGGGCATTGCGACAGTTACAATCGATACCATATTCCCTCTCCTCCTCTTCCAATGTATGCGCCTAAGTGTTTCGCTTCTGTGTCATTCGTCAACATCGATCTTGTAAATACCTGGTGATGCGGCCTCTGCGCGAGACAGATATCCGTGGATTCCTCCCGAATACTCGTTCTCCCAATCTGGGTTGAAGCCTTCTCGCGGAGTAACAACATCCCCGACCTTGTACTCGACATCTGGATCGGACATGTTTCTGACCGTCGTTTCGCCGTGTGGCCCCAATATCTCCAGCACAACGGCTTTCGAGACCCGCAGTAGACGCGAACACCCGTTCTCCCGATGGGCATCCGCAGGAACCAGAAGCCTCACCAGCACGTCTCCGTCGCATTTCTTCCACATCTCGAACGATCCGGTTTCGGGAGTGATGCGGGAGAACGCCCGAGCGGATTCCGGCACGTTGTGAGCGTTTCGGAACACTGCGTCATACAGGATGGTCTTGTTGAATCTCGCCCCGGTAAGCAGTACTTCGTCAAAACATGCACCCGAGCAATTCGCGCTGCCAAAGTCGGACTCCGACAGGATGCTCGCCCAGAAGGTGGCCTCCGACAGCATAGAATGGGAGAGATCAGCCCCTCGCAGATTCGATTCCAGGAATCGGGCCTGCGCCGCAACACCCAACATCAGGTTCACGCCCTTCAGGTTGCACTTGTTGAAAGTCGTGTTGACGCAGATGGCGTAGCTTAGGTCAAGGCCCGACAAATCGAGACCGTTCAGCTGAATGTCTGACAGATTGAGCCGCTGCGCCGCGTAGCGTTTCTCTCGCATCCACCGCTGGTGTTTCCACACTGCGCGATCCAGCAACTGTTGCGTGTACTCTTTCTCCACACCCCTCTCCCCATAACGTGCGCCCCGCGAACGGTGGCGGCTTATCGTTTACTACTATGTATATTATATCATGCCGTTCGCACGATGTCAACCCCTGATGCCGTTCTATTGGGAAATAAACTGGAGGATATGCTTCATGCATGCGCCGAGCGCGGCCAAAGCCGCGATCTCGGCAGTCGAACGCAGAACGTTGGGGGCACCATCTGAAGCTCAGCCTAGGCTGTAATGCCTCTATACACGCAAGAATGTTCGGCAATAGCAGACGCTTGGAGCCGAGGTACTTTATCACAGATGGTGCCCCTCACACGTCATTCCAGAACGTAGATGTACGGCTCTTCGTCATCGTAGTCCGTGTCTGGGTCGTAATCGAGCTCTTTCGCGTACTTCTGAAGTGCATCATACGACGCCGCGGACGCCTCGCCTCGGAGAAGGTAGATCACTTCGTCCTTGGATAGCTCAAGGACAGCCTCCCCCGGTTCCCTGTCGTCGTACTTACCCATGCACTTGCTGAAGACGGTCCATGCTCCGCCTTTCCCGACCAGGAACCATCTGCTTATGTCGTCGTACACGTAGATGTCACCGCTCCAGCCGCAATCCTCCTCGCAATCCTCGAAATCGACGTGTGCCACGAACACCGCGCGAGATTCGTCGAACGTCGTGCCATCCACGGTTTCCCTCATGGCTTTGCCTCCGATCTAGAAGCTCTTCATCGGCATGACTATGCAAAGGTAGTCCGGTGCGGGCTTGTCCTTTTCATCCACAGGCCTCAGAACCACCGTTCGCTCCGGGTCATCCATCTGGAACTCCACGAATTGGCCGTCCATAGCCTTGAGCGCGTCGGAAAGATACAACGCGTTGAACGCCATGTTGACGTCAGTACGCGCTCCGTAGTAGCCATCCACGAGCTCGCGCGCGCTGCCACCGTCCGTTTCGTTGGCAGTGACAGCCAGCGTCGATTCATGCCAATGGAATGTGACGCGGTGGGAAACGCGGGAAGCCACAATCTCTGCGCGACGAACGGCATCAAGCAGCTCGCGCCGCGGGGTCTTGAGCTTGATAGACGCAGACTCCGGGATGACGCGCTTGTAACCAATGTACTTGCCGTCGACAAGCCTGGAAATGAACGTGATGTCGTTCGGCATGGAGAACTTGATCTGACTGGATGTCGCACTCACACGCACATCGCCCGGAGCGTCCTCCAGCAGCTTGCTCAACTCCGTGATGGCGCGGGAGGGCACAAGAGACTGAGCCGAGCCGCTGGAATCCGTGACAGATTCACTTCGGCATGCCAGACGGAACGAGTCGGTGGCAACCAAGGTGAGCTTGCTTTCCTCAAGGTCGAACAGTGTGCAAGCTATGTTTGCTCGCGAGTAATCTTTCGACATCGCGAACGCAGTCTGCCTGATCATCTCTCGCAATGTGCGCTGGGGAATCGTGAAGCTGATTTCATCTGTCACTTCTGGCAGACTCGGATAGCTCTCGGGGTCCAAACCTGCGAGCACGTACCTGGAATTTTCGCAGGCGACATGCACGGCAAACCCACGCTTCGTATCGAGAAGCACCTCATTCCCAACAAGCGATCCAATCAGCTCCGACCCGCGCTTGGCCTCCATCGTGCAGGCACCAGTCTGCCTCACGGATGCCGGAATGGTGATTGACACAAACAGCTCAAGGTCGCCCGCGCTCAGCTTCACATGGTCGCTATCGACAGTTTCCATGAGCACGTGCTTCATTACCGACAGAGACGTTCGATTTGAGATGGCGTATGAGACGCGATCCATCGCATCGAACAGTTCTTTGCGCTTGCACTCAATGACCATTGTCCCTCTCCTTTCGCGATAGCTAGCTAGCTATCAAGCTTTTGCTTGTCGTTGGCATTCTGCTTCTCGGTCTGCACAAGCGACATCAACGCCGACTCAATCGCCACTTCGTCAGCCTTGGCCCTTGCGAGTGCAACGGCAAGCCCGAAGAAGTCATCCGCCATGTGTTGGTCCATTTCCCCCTCCATTCTGCGCTATTGCGCCTCAGTCCTTCCTGCCATTAGCAAGAAAGTCATTTAGCTCACGACGTGCTTCATCATCCCCAAACCGATCCACGAAATCCTCAGCTTCGCGTTGAGACATTGGCTTGATCCCAGCGAAGTTAGACTTCTTGCCTGCCTCTGTCTCAATCGCCAGCGGGGACTCTGACCTGCCAAATCCTGCCAGAAACCATTCCGCCATGTTCGGCTCCCAGTAAAGCCCGGCCATCCATTCGGTAGTGCCCTCCGTGTCATCACCCAAGTCAGCTACACGAATGGCATTAGCTGTGTCATACAGCTTCCAGTCAACTACCTCTCGCATTCTTACCCCCGTTGATCGTTCTGTTTGACTGGTATATTATATCACGCCTTCCCGGAAAAGTCAAGCCAGCGAGAAAGTTTCGAAAATTCGCGGAAAAGGCTTGACATGCCATTTGGGTTGTGGTATACTGTCACCAATCAAGCCGTAAGCAGGCAAGTATTGCCTGTTCGTATGGTGATACATAGAGGCCCCGCCACGGATGGCAGGGCCTTGATCACTTTCGGGTTATTCTATTTGAAGGCGGCTACCTGCGCAATGACTCCCGCAGCCATCGCAGGTACACCAACGCCTTGTCCAAGTCTTCGAGCGCAGGGCCTTTACACCCGAGCCGGAGCATATACTTCATGGCATTCCCCCAGCACCAGCATTGATACCCGGTTAGTTCGGGTGGCATCATTGCGGCTATAATGTCCTTAGCCTCCATCCCGCCCCGGCAATAGTGCCTCGGATGGTTCACAACGTCTCCGCCGTCTTGCCCGCGATCACATCCACATTCCGACACCGCTATCCCTCCTGCTGATCCTCATGGCCAGCTATTCGTAGCCAGTGGGTAATCGACCAGTATGGCGTCACTCTGTGTATGTCCGGTCGCAAAGCCACCATTGGGAACACCTCTGCAGTCTTGAGCGAAAAGTATCGCTTGCCATACCCCGAGTCCACCTGCGCCGACCCACAATTGAGCAGCGTTCGCTGTCTTTGGCCGATCATGCACTGCATCATTCCCGGCTCGTGCGTATCACCCGCGACAACAATCTCCCTATCATGTCCCTCCTGCCGAATGTATCTGCCATGGGCATGCGTAGGGTTGAACATTGAGGAACCGCGAAACCTGTGCGAAACGGCAAACCGGTACATTTGCCTGCCTATGCGGACGTCCACATGGGCAATGCCGTTGAAGTAGGTAACATGCCTTGACATGATCCACTTGTAGACAGATGTGCCCGATCCTCGCTCTTCTCGCTCTACGCTGTGGTTGTCCCAACATGCGCAGACGATCTTGTCTTTTACTGTCTTGAGCCAAGACTCCGTGAATGCATGCTGCAATTCCGGAGGCCACATGTTGTCAGTAACTTCTGAAACACCACGGAGACGGATTGCCATTTGCTCCATATCGCCAACGACGATTATGTAAAGGTTCGGGGTGTTTACAATTTCGTCCGTCAACCGCTCGATCAGCGAATAGTCGGTGCCCCAAGAACCCCAGTGCCAATCTCCGATAATGGCAATGCCGACCTCCTGGTCTGTGTCCAGTTCCCATGTCGCCTGATCATTGCTCCACGATGTTGTTTTGCGATACTGCTGAAACTCCTTTGTGGCATTCAGCATTTCCCGCCAGTCAATGTCCCCGATCTTTTTGTCACCGACGTGGGGTGTGTCGTATCGTTTGAGGGAACCCGGTGCGGGGATTTTGCCTTCCAGGACTAGACTTCTGGCTCGCCATACCGTTGCATGTCCGACTTTTGGGATTATCTCTCTAGCTTTAGCTTCTAGTTCTACTAGTGGGCGGCTACGATCGCTCGCTAATGCCGCCCACTGCTCATTCATTGCAAGCACGTGTTGTGGATACAGCCTCTGTATCTTACGCATAATGCCTCCGCTCTATGGCCACGGCGGGTGATGTATGACCTCTATGACGCAATGGACTTTTACTCTCTGTTGCACCGAGTTCGAGTCTACAACGTCCATTGTAACCAGAAGATCATATGCACCCGGGTCCACAGCCGCCGTCGCTATCAGGGCATATGCCTCCGGGGCCTGTTTGGCGTCAGTGTCCCATCCGCCGCAGTTCCCGGATGAAACCATAGCACCATTCCCATCGGTCAGCTCATAGGTGGGAGTGCCTGTGATCTGCAACGTCTGTCCGGGCGTCGTGCGAACCACAGCCTTGATGGCGCGGGACTCTCCTTTGATTAGGGAAACTCTATCCACTACTCCACCTCCGCGCCAGCAACAACCGGCCCTGCCGATGCTAACGTTTCTATGTCAACCCCCATATCACGGACAATCGCACCCGACGATACTAACGTTTCCATGTCAAGACACGAGCTTTTGGCAATGCTGTCGGCTAGGATGGATGGCACTATCCGCACTGCCTTGCGGCGATTCACTGCCGCGGCGAGCCGTCCATATAGAATACGCACGAAACTTGAATCGAAATATCGTGTTCCGCGTTTACTCCAGGAGATTATCATGGCTATGCCTGCGTCAGTAGTGTAAGCTGGAGCGGATCGGCACCGCTCGCCGTAAAGCACAACGTAACGACTGCGCCGTTGAGGTCCGCCGCCGCGAGGTCGATCATGTACGTCGGAACCGGAGCCGTGGCATCAAACGTCACCGGGTTCGTGCACGTGGTCCACGCGCCACCGTCGAGTTTGCGCCGCGCGGTCACCGTCAGTCCGGCCTTGGGCGTGACGTGATCAGTGGCGTCGACCATTTGGAATGCGAACGCCGGGAGCGGCTGATTGCGCTTGATGGCAGCTGGCAGATGGGCATCGAGGCTGGACTGCAATGCGTAGCTTGCAGACGGCAGCGTCCTGGCGTCGATATGCGCCGTCGTCGGCAACGCAGCAAGCTGAGCGTCAAGATTGGCTGTCGCCATCCCGATAGCTGCCCGCACGTCACCAGCAGTTAGCGCGGTTCCTGTACCACGGCTGCTGACAGCGACGTCAAGCAGTGAAGCCCATGATGCAGACAGGCGATTGAGCAGTGTAGTTGTCCCAGGAGTGTCCGTGCCCTGATACGTGCTCAACCCATTCTGGAGCTTAGTAACGGCATCCGACGCTATAGAATCGGCGTCAATTGCGCCAGTCGCGATGGCAGCCGCATTGACTGAGTTCGCAGCCAACGTCATCGCGGACCCGACGGCGGCGGGAGAGGCTGGGAGCAAGTCCGTCTTCGCCTTTATGCCCCCCAGCTGGGTATCAAGATTGGCAGATGCCAGGCCAACAGCAGATCGCACACCCGCGGCATCAAGCGCCGTTCCCGTGCCACGCGTGCTCACTGCGACGTCTAGCAGTGATGCCCACGCTGCGGACAATCGGCTAAGCAATGTAGTCGTGCCAGGCGTATCGGTTCCTGCATAGGTGCTCAGCCCGTTCTGGAGCTTAGTAACGGCATCGGCGGCAATCGAATCGGCGTCGATTGCACCTGTCGCAATGGCCGCGGCATTGACGGAGTTTGCCGCGAGGGTCATTGCAGACCCCACGGCAGCCGGAGAAGCCGGTATCAGGTTCGTCTTGCCCGAGATTCCGCTCAGTTGTGTATCGAGGTTCGCCGAGGCGAGACCTACCGCGGATCGTACGCCCGAAGCGTCGAGTGCCGTGCCCGTGCCGCGCGAGGATACCGCCACGTCGAGATAGTCGGCGATGCGCTTACCGATGCTCCCCACTGTAGCCATGCCAGACGTCAGAGCATTCCAGATGGCCGCGACAATCCCGTTGAGCGTGTCGAGATAGCCCGCCCGCGTAGTCGTATACCCCTGCGCAGTTAGGCCGGCAGGAACGTCGGTGCCAGAGATCAGCGTATGCTCGGCGGAGGTTAGCGCGAATCCGGTTTTGTCTGTCACGGTCGCCGAGATCGTCTGCCCAGCTGTCAGGTCCGCGGTTTGGAGCAGCTTCGAGCCATTGGTGGTTGGCAGTCCTCCGCTCGCGCCGGGAGCCGCAGCAGGGAGTGCATTCCCTAGGTCGCGCGCGGTCTGCGCCGTACCGGCTACCAGTGTCGTGTTCACCTTCGCCCCGACCTGGAACGTTCGCACACATGCCCCAGTTACTCCGCCGACGGTCGCGGCGACCCGGATCGTGTACGTTTTCCCGACCTCGAAGCCGTTCGCTGCGCTCAACGTTATCTGCGCGACGTACTGGCCGACGGCATTCGCACTATCGAATGCGCTCATGGACCCGGTCAAAATCGGGGTAGCCGTGTTATCCTCGTAAACGCGATAGGTGGGGGCGGAGTCGGCGTTCGTAGCCACGCCCGTTGAGAACGAATGCGTGTTTACGCTGAACGTTAGAACGTCGTTGATCGCCCATGAGCCCAGGTACATGCCCCTACCTCACGATCGTTTCGAATATGCCGCCCATGCCGCCGCTGCTTCCGCCGGATAGACTGCCCGCAATCCCGTCAACGGTATGCCCCGAGCCGAGGATCGGAGCGGAAAGGTCCTCGCCCCCGTTCGCGGCGTCGGGGTTCGAGATGTTGGACGCGCGAAGGGTGCCAGTCACCGCCGCCGTGCCGTCTACCGTGACGGTCTTCCCGGCGTAAAGCGACCCTGCAGCAGGCAGACCGAGTACAGGGTCCGCGTGCTGGGCCGCTCCGATGTCGCGCGAGGCCGGGATCGACGCCGTGTAGCCGAGTGTCTGAAGGAATCGGGCAGACGCCCCGCGCCCAGCCGCGCCGTTCACTCGGTCGAGCGCGAAGTTCCCATTCGGCCCATCGACATATGGGACAGCCGTATAGTGACTGTTCGGCGACTCGTCCGAACACCCGCCGGTATCGTACAATCGACCAGATGTGTTCCCGTAATCGAAGCAGTTCACCAGGATCAGCTTGTTCCCTGCCTGCGCCGAGGCGTAGCCATAGCCGCCGTTGCTGATCGCGTTGCAGTTCTTGAGGTAGGTAACCGGCGTATACGACGCGACGTTGCAATAGAACCCGCCGAGCGCGCAGTTGTACGCGTCGCAGTTGATGATTATGCGGTTTACTCGCTGGCGATTGATATAGAACCCGTAGCCGCCGCATGTGTCCGCAATGCAATCTACGATCGTTGCGCCCTGGTTATCCTCCGTCAGCAGGAACCCGTGGGAGTTTGCGTTCGCCGGGTTGATATCGTGAGCAATGCAACTTATGATCGAGCAGCCGCCGTCGTAGTTGATCGTGAACGCGCCTTGGCCGGAACTCCCATTCGTGCAGCAGTTATAGGCCTCGCAGTGGATCGTTTTTACCTCACTGCCATTCAGGAAGAACGCTTTGCCAGACCATCCGGAGGCGATAACCCGTTCGCAAGTGCAACCGGTGCCGTTCATAGATACTGCATAGAGCTGATTGCCCCCGGCATAGGTGCTCGTGAGGATAAGGTCGCGAGCCTGCTGGTAACCGGCATTGAACGTCAGGCCGCCATCGTTCGTGTTCCCTAATGCAATCGTCGCTCGCCCGCCGTCGCCCGGCGTTACCGAATACCCCTGGATCGCGAGCGGCCCGCCTACGGTGACGTTGATCCCCGCCGTCCTCGTATACGTGCCCACAAGCAGGTTGAGGCGCATGCCCGCGGCGAGGTTCGTCAACCCCTCGGCGAGCGTCCACGGATTACCTTGACTCCCGTCGCCCCCGCCCGGCGCAGAAGCCGTGATGTACCGTTCGGTCCATGCCATCGCCGATTAGCTCCCGACCGGCCTCACGCACGCCTTGGATAGCACAGGCCACTGCGCGTCGTTCTGGATCGCCGCGATCATGTCCATGATGAACGTGTTGTAGGCCAATATGTCACTGCTCACCAGCAGATGCGGCGGGCCGTCCGTACGCGCGTCTGCCCACGGAGAGTTAGGATCGTTCGCGCGGGCGTAGACGTCGTCAATCGCGGCCTTGTCGTCCTGCATCGCGGCCAGAAGCGCGCGAACCTGTTCGGCTCGCACGCGAATCCTCTGGTCGCAGTAGTCCTGCATCTGTCTATCCGTCGCGGCCATTTAGCCCTCCTTGTCTTGACCCGGCTGCTCTTCGAGCTTGCCCTTGACGTACGCGGCGGCCCCCACGACACCACCCCAGAGCGCGGCACGCCACGACGGCGTAACGGTCCATGTAGCCGCCGCCGCCAGAATACCATAGCACAGTGTGAGAATAGCAAATTTGAGCATGTCTGTTATCCGTGTAGATATCTGGCACCGCCAATGATGCGGAAGTCTACGCTCAAATCTTTCTCCAGCGACCCGGCGAGTGCTCGATATGCTGCTTGGGTCAGGTCGATCGGTGCGTGCGCGATCGGTGGCCGAGAAGGCCCAATGTCAATAAGCGGGACGGTCAACACCCTCTGATTGACGTAAGAATACACCCGCACACGAGTGAACCAGGGGATTCGCGGGATTGGCGATCCGTGGCATGGGTTCTGTTTCGCGCCCGGGCCCAGGTCCATAGGCAGGGAGCACCCCATAAGATTTGGGCGTCCGCGCGTCGAGACGCCAGACGCCGTAAGGCCAGAATCATCCGGGTCGTTACTCCCGCCGAACCACGTCGCCCGTACGTTCTTGACCAGCAGGTCATCTCCGTCAACCAGAACGCGTAGCCCGACAGCTAGGTACGACCCGTCCCCAACAAGCATTTGCATGGCAGCTACTTTAGCTTCAGCGCGCCAGAGACCTGATCGACAACCTTTGCCGTCAGCTTCTCTACGTCATCCAACGCAACAGCCTTCGCATTGCCAATAGCCTCGCCAACTGCGGCGTTGACTGTATCAGCCAGTACCGGCGAAACCCCCTTGAGGGCTCCCGTTACTGCATGAGTGACTTCTACCCCGATCTTGTCCGATCCGTGTTCAATGTTGCCAGCAAGCGACTTCAGCGCGCTTGCCGCAGCCTCCTGGACCAGGCTGTTGACGGTAGCCGTAATCGCATCCGCAGCGTCATGCCCGAGGATATCCGACAGCGAGTTGCGATTCTTTGGCAGAGTAAACATCCGTACGATCCCACCCCAAATGCTCATTTCAGTGCTCCTTCCGCCCTACCTTAGGCGGCCACGAATCCATCTAACAGTATCTCGAACCTCGCGGATATCCGCTTTCACCTCTCGCACATCGGCCTTGACTTCGCCTAGCTCCTGCTCTGTTTGTACGCGCACCGATAGAAGATCGTCTTTCACTTTCCTATTGTCGGCAGCATTCACCTGCAATTGAGATTTCATAACGCCATGCTCAATATCGTTCTGGGCGTTGCCCACCTGATACTGGATTGCCCAGCCAATAATCACCGCCAATGCTGGTACCAATGTTTTCCAGTGAGTCGCAATGTATCGCGCAACCTTGCGCTCTTCCGGCGTGATCCCAGCTGCAGCCTCTGCCATAGTTCAATGCCCACCTCTACATGAATTGCGCCTCCCCACATATAAAACCCAACAGGATGATCAGCATGTACACCCTAGTTAGGCATCCACCGACCGGCTATGGTGATCGATGGTGGTGCGCCCTTCTTCAACATCATCTGGGTAGCCAAAACAAGGAAGCCACGGTTGTTATACCAGGACGATCCCGCGCCGCTTCTTGGGTTGACTATTCTTACCAAATCTAGAGGATAGATGGGCCGGTCCGGCGGGAACCATGATGTAAACTGGACTGTCTTCGCAGGAAGCCGCAGGAAGGACAAGAGCTCATACGCAGCCTCTGATGCGAAGTCGATGTCGGAGAAGATGTTGTCAGCCCAAACCAGCGGGTTGTAATATCCCAGGAAGTTTGGCGACGAATCGTTCCATACGCTTCCTTCGTCAGTGAAGTGCGCAACGACCGGGTTCCACAACGGCCCCATCGCGTTCACGCCGATACATGTTACTGCGTTCCGAACCTCCGACAGGTCCGAAGAGAACGACGCCCCGGCGAATATCTCAGACAAATTAGAGTTGGCAGTGTGGGTGAAAGTCTTTGTTGCCCACGACCCGCTTGGGATGGAAAACTTCTGCAGCCTAAGCACTCCCCACACGTCAAAGAAGAGCAAACAGCCAATCGTGTTCGCGATCTTCTTCATTACGGCACTCAACATCTGTCCCCCAGTGTGCCGCGTCAGAGGCGTGCCGGCAGGGCCGATCGGCAAGAAGTAGCTCGGCGATCCGTCCGCGTTTTCGTCAAAGGGGTACTGCGGGATTGCCGACCTCCACGCGATCCTATCTGGAGATACCCCTCCGTGTTCTGCCAGCCACCCCAACGCGTAGAGAACATTCCACCCATCCATCCACGGCAGGTTCCATCTCGGGGTGTTTAGCGGCAGCCATCCATCTCGGCAGGTAATCCGGATGTGGTTCTCCCCTCCAGCCCCCCATTCTTCATCGTATCGGGTATTGCCGATCCCAGTAAACTGCCGAAATACCCCGCCACCCATAACTCCCAAGTCAATCGTAATCCCCACATGGCCGCGATTGTCGAGGAACCCAGATTGCCAATCATTTGTCCATACTCCGGTAAAGTTGTTGACGGTGATCTGCGCCTGCGATGTAATCGAAAGGTCAGACAGGTTGAATGAGTGACTAACCGTGATGACTTCCGGCGCAACAGCAACCGCTCCGCCCCCGCTGCGATAGGTAATGCCTGGCATGAACGCCGAAACGCCGCGTACAGCTGCCGTGTAATCGGCGTAGTCATTATCGTTCCATGTCCCTGTCGATTCATTGCTGATGTTCAACCGATATACCAGGTTGGTGCCATTCAAATACTCTCTTTGGGCGCTGACCGGTGAGCCGGCGGGTATCCACCCGGTTGACCCCACCGTTCGCCCAGCGCCAAAGTCTGGGCCGCAATGAATTACATATGTTTCATTCTGGGCATAGTCGGGCACGAACCCAAGGTTCTGCTCGTTAGACACCATCGTGGCATCTGTGTAGAATTTCGTAGGGTGAACAGACCAGAAGTGATGGAAACATCCCCACGACACAACAGCGAACGAGTCCACCCCCCAGAGGTGATTGCCGTACCGGTCGGTCCCTATCAGCGGCACGACCCACGGGGTATGCCCAGAGCCTATGGTGACGAGCATGTTCCCGCCCATCAGCAGGACTTCTATCTGATTGTCTGATTCATACGAGCGTTCGTAATGTGACGGATAAGTACCCGCTTCGTCTCCCGCCCACGCCATGAACGACTCGGAGCTTAGGTTGGGTTGCCCAGCAAATAGAGTGCCCAAATTAGACCCAACTGCGGGGCTATCCATCCATACCCACGTATCCGCCACGGGCTCTCCGTCGGAGTCGACATAGTCGTTGTATCCCAATCGCACATCGCCGGCGGGGCGAAATGATAGCGAATACCACCTGTAGGGGCCTTCGTCAAAAAACGCGCCATACAACCGCCATCGCAGCGCACACGACACGTCGAGGTGGTTATCCTCTTCCGTGTCAGTCATTTGCGGAAAAATCGGCAGCAGTAATGCGGTGAACCCTTGGCATGGAGAGGACAGAGTCGCTCTGGCATGCAAATATGCGCTCGCAATTACATCGGCGGGTGCATCCGGGAGGAGATACCCATCGCAATGGAGGATAACGCCGCACTCGCAGAAGCCCGGCGGATGCAATTCGCTTTGGACAACTTCATCAAACGTATCATCATCACGCGTATAAACCACACTCCAAGGAATACTTGGGAGCCCTGTCCTTGGGCAATGCACTACATAGGGGTCTCCGCCGGATGCAATGGTGTTGTTGTGTGGCACGAATATCCGACGGGCATGGACACATCCGGCTACTGGGTTCATCTCCATATGCTGCGTTTGGGTGCCCGTCATTCCATTCGCGTCTACTTGCGGGAACCCAAGCGCGCCATACTGCCCCAGAAAGTCCGTGAAGGCGGCTGGAGGCTTGCGCTGCATCGTCCACATCTGATGCAACGGCTGTAGGATTACTCTTGATACACCGATAACCTCGGGCATTTATCGCCTCTCGTTCAGAATCCAGGGCGCGCAGGCCGCTTCGACTGTGGCTTATCCCGTGCCGCGGACGGCCTGAAGACCACAGGCCCACAGTCATTGCACGGCTCATTCTTCTGCGCGGTTTCAGGCTTACCGGAACCGCCAATCGCAGGTCGTATTACAAGCGGCGTCTTGATGTATTTGATGCGCGCACCCCAGGTCTTCATGCGATCCACAAGGTCGCGCTCCTCAGCCCACCACAAATCTTCCTTGAATCCGCCGACGTTCAGGAACGCGCTCCGGCGCACGGCAACCTGAGACGTGAACACATCATCAGTAGCCCTGAATCCTCCCATCATATCTGGTACTAATGCTTGTGCCAATATAACATCCCAGTCGTCCGTCAGGTGCACGGCCAGCCTAGACCCCCAATCCGCAGTCAAAATGTCGTCGTCATCGAGAAACTGTATCCACTCGGACGGCATGTACTCTACGCCGCGGTTTCTTGCCCATGAAGGGCCTTTGCTCTCCTGGGATCGCAACAAACAGCCCAGTAGCGCCTCGTTTACTACCTTACGGACAGATTCCGCGTCCTCCGATCCATCATCGACAACACACACCGGCGTATCTGGATAGATAATGCAGGATTCTATGGCCCTGCCAAGCAGCCCAGCCCGATCTTTCGTCGGGATAACAACCGACAGCTTGGCCGACTCGCTCAGCTGGTGGGGAATCACCACAAGCCGACGCGTTTCCCACGACGCTTCTGTCGTCTCAAAGGATACCACTCGGCTAATCAGGTGCTCCTGCTCCGGGTTGCGGCTGATATGATAGCGGCACGTTATTTCGTCTAGGTGATAGATGTCACCGTGTTCCGCAATGCGCTTGCAGTACTCCCAGTCCTCCTCGACGTGCATTCCCTCCGGGAACTCCAGCGCACGCGCCAGAGGCCCCCACACCGACAATGAGGACGTTTGGATGTAGTTGAACGCCTTCAGCCTCTCCTTGTCAAACGGCCCCCAGTAGGTGATGGTCGGGTGCTTGTCTGGTCGGTAAAGAAACTTGCGCTGATCAGCGTCATACCATCTCCATGCAAACTCTGGGTTGGAGTAAACCGCCGCATACTTGCCAACCTCATGGACGTCCCAATGCCGCTGAAGGTGATTGGGCTTCCATACGTCGTCGGAATCCAGAAACGCCACGTACTTTCCGCGCGTCAAACGAAGCCCGTAGTTTCTGGCAGCAGACGGCCCCAAGTTCTTCGGTCGGTGCAGGAACCATACCCGGCCAGCGTCCCATCCAAATCGGTCGGCCACGCCTTTCTGAATACGGTCCCAGTCCGGCGACCCGTCATCGATCACATACGCCTTCCAATGCGGGAACGTCTGATGTTCAAGCGAGTCCAATGCGGCAATCAGCGCTTCTATCCGATTATAGTTTGGAATCACAACGCTGAACATCTCAATCTGGCCGTCTCGCTTCTCGGCAAGGCGAAAACGATTGCGCATGACATGCTCGTGTTCTTCATCGCCGAGCCACATGCGAGTTTGTCGCTCGAAATGTTCTACATATGCCCGCCTTGCCTGCACGATCTTACGCCAACGCAACGTCCTGGAGAAGTAGTCGTAATCCTCTCCGGTCAGGTCATACTCTTCATCAAACCTCCCAACGACGTTCCAGCAATCGCGTTTCAGCAGGAACACATACCCGCCTTGCATGATGTATGGATGGCGGACCGGCATAACGTCATTCGGAATCTTGGATCGCGCGGCGTCCCACCTGGCAACTTCCTCGATGTTTTCCGCCATCGCCTCCGGCCCACTGGACGGATCGAGAAGCCGCGGTTTTGCCGTGGTAATGTCTAGCGGAGACAGCGGCAGAACAATCCCGACCTGGTCACTGCTCTCCGCAGCATAGACCATTTCGCGTAGGGACCCGGGAGCATAGATAACGTCGTTGTTGGAAATGATCACATGGCGTCCGGCGGCAGCGTCGAACCCCATGTTCCACGACCGAGCCAGCGCGCGGCGCACATCGTTCTTGACCAACCGGACGGCTTTCGGCGGGTATGGTCCCTGCGCACCACCGCGCAACTGCCCCGGAGTGTGCGATCCAACGAAAGAGAGGGTTTCGTCATCGCTCCCGTTATCTACGACCACCACCTCATAGGTGACGCCTTCTGCCGCATGAGCAAGCGATGCCATACATTGCGCAGTATATCGCACATTGTTTAGCGTCGGTATTACAATGGTCAGGTCAGGCGTCATTACTCACCCCTCATTCCAGCCCATCAGCCCGCTCTCCGCTGTTCAGGCGAACCCCAACCGCGCGGTCATCCCAAATCTCTTCCGCGTCCCATTCTTTTACGTTTGTGACAGGCAAGACGACACCTAGGTGCTTAGCGCACCAATCCTCCACTTCGGGCACTTCGCTTGGGTCGCATGCTCTCGCTGTGAATATCCTGACGTCTTTCCCCTGGGCGATCCACTTCTTGACACGCTCTACCATTTTGGGGACCGGATTGCCAACCGGCGTATAGCTTGTCCACCCGTGATATTCAGCAAGCGTTCCGTCAATGTCTACCAATATCGCCATTCGCCTGCTCCCCGCCCGCACATGTTCTCGACTACGTGATCCCACATCTCCTCACACGACCGCAGAATGTCTGAAAGCGGTATCCCCTCAATGTCGGAAAACTTCAAGTGTGACCATACTGGGGGAGACTCCAGGGGCTCGAAAATTTCGTCTGGGTCGTCATATGGTAGCAGCATGACTGTGGGAACGTTTGATCCAATAGCAGCATACGAAGGGCCAGAACACATCCCAATGTGCATATCGGCGGTAGCTGGTATTGACAGCATTTCGCGTACAGGGTAATCTCCTCGCAATGCTCGCCCATATCCATCAGACACTCCTCGCTGATCCAGGCCGACGACGTTCGCGCCCCTCTTCTCAAACCAGTCATACACCTCCCGCATATGCGAGTACGTCTTGTGAGCTGCGCCGCCGTGCCACTGCAAAGATACCCTTGGACGCCGCGGCCCCCAGACACCAGATGCGAACCGCTCTTCGTCGGGAGTTATTCGATAGTACATTCGCTTGTGTTCCCAATCCAGCCCCAAACGGTCAAACCATTCTTTCCTGGTGTTGAAACCACACACCCACCAGGGCATATCCAAATGGCGGGAAGACTGCTGCAGAATATCCCAGTACCCATCCGGCTGACGCGTGATGGCGGTGTACGCGACGCGATCCCACCCGAGGATACACTCCGCGGCAGGACACGGCCAATACGCGATATGAGCTATAGCGTTTGGCCATTTGCGCAAGTATGCGCCAACGGCCATGAACACGCACAAATAATCGCCTATTCCACATGGGGTGATATACCACCGTAGGTCGGGAGCTACATCACCCTCGGGCAGTTCCTGCACCATGTATCCTGTAATACCTGTCCGGTCGCTCTGTTCCGAAGGAATTCCTGATATCTCGGCCTGCGAACCAATGTTAGCCAGTCGTCATCCAGCACATTGCCCACTACGTGGCGACCGAAACACGACCAGCATTCGCCGTTAGCTGCTACGATCACCGGCTGATTGATCTTGACTACCTCAGGCTCAACGTCGCGAAGCTTGCGCTTGGATCGAATAACGACAGGCTCCACAGCCCCTTCAGCAAACCCTACTCCCGGCGGCCCTATTTTTGGCGTCGTTGTCGTCGTTGTCGTCGTCGTTGTCGTCGTACTACCACTTGATGTCACCTCGCTAACAGGGCAGGTGGCCATATTCAACGGGACGAAGTCTAAGTAACGGACGACCCCGCCAACACGCTTCCCGGACTTCATAGATAGCTTCGAGTATGCGGGGCGCTCGGCAATGAACATGATTCCCGCTTTCTCAGCCTCGGCACGCGCCGCATCTATAGCTCTCTCCGTCCGATCACGCTCGTATCGAAGCGACACATTCTCTCTGGCTACAGCGTGCCCATGAACGGGGCGAAGAGTGACATCCTGTATCCCCAGGCTTGCTGCCAACTTGATGAAGCTTGGCAACCCGTCGATGTTCGCTACCTGCCCGGTGTACTGCGAGTGCATTCGGGCTTTCGGTTTGGCGGCCCTAAACGCGCGTATGCCATCCAACAGCTTCTTCCACTGCTTCTCAGCATCCCAGCTTGGCTCCCCGCGGATCATTTTGTAGGATTCGGCATCCCACGCATCGATCGAAACAGACACTGTGGGCGTCTCGCCGACCACTTCGTGCAACCACTTCCGCCCAAGCGTCATCCCGTTGGTCGCGAAGTAAAGCTTTTTGCCAGCGCCAACAACGTCGAGGCACGCCATCTGGAAAATAGCACTCAGCGTCGGCTCTCCCAGCCCTACCAGTTCTATGCCATCAACGTATGGCATGTACTTCTCGGCGATGGCTTTCCATACCGTTCCCGGCATGTCCGGCTCTGCAGGCAAGTCACCAGTTTTCCAATTCACACGTTCGCAAAATGAGCAGTTCAGTTGGCATCGAGCCGACAGCCTCGCATGCACCGCATTGGGCCAGTATTCTATTGGTCTGACAGCATCCATGCCAACCTCCAAACACGCATTCCCGCACTGCGGGAATGCCTAATCCAACATCGAGATCACCCCAAAGCGTTGCTCCAACGGGCGCGACCACCGCGGCATCTGCTCCAGCTCCGCCATTACTGTTTCCGCATTCACAGCATCGAGACAATCCGCCCCAGCGCCATCCTCACCCCTCAAAGGACAATAAGTGAGCGTCATCGGGCATCGGCATGATTTCCCATGAGACTCGCGGCACTGGTCTGGGCTGATGGCCCGGAATACCGTAACATTCTCGGTGTGCGCGTCCATCAGCAACCCCTTGGGATCGTGGGAGCCAACCAGCACGACAGTTGGTATACGCATAGCAGCCGCAATGAGCGTTGGACCACTGTCATGCCCCACCCAGCAATCACAGACAGACAGGACCGCCATAGCCTCACGAATAGACATCAGCGGGAGAATGTCAGCTCCTGGGCATTCGGGCCTCCGATTCGAATCCGGAGCGAACAGGACTACTCGCCCACCGGCAGCCTGCCACAGCCTGGAAAGCTCGGATGTATGCTCCCACTGCTTCATCGCCCATGAGCCATGTGCCTGAAGACCTAGTATGGGTTCGTCACGTATCCCTACGGACCGAAGCCATGCAACCGCTCGATCAAACTCTTCTGCCCTAACCCGATATCGCATTCTGCGATCCGGATCGTCATCTGGGTCAAGCCCCAATTGATAGTACGGCCATCTGATCGTACCTTCTCTTGCATTCCCGCCGGTAAAGTCCATGAATGCCGCAGGCACCTGTATTGGTCTTTCCCTGTGCCATACAATTTCATCAATCTCTGGCAGGTTATCCAGAACTGTAATAGCCTCCCAGTAACCGTGAGCAATGATGCGAACGCGAGGGTACTCTAGACGGAACCGGGCAATGGCCGGGGTCATCATTACAAGGTCGCCAATGCCGGAATGTTGCAGCAACCCCCAGTGGATTTCGTCCGCTTGTTGTCGGAGCCTATATTCGTCACCGAGCCGGAGTCTTCTGCCCGTTATCACTGTGGGAGCACCCCGACGCATGTCATGCAGCTTTACATTGTCGGAGCCCGCCAAATTCACGGCGAGCACATCGGGGCGATCGTCAATCGCCGGGGAGCACCTTACAGTGGACACAATCATGTTCCAGTCAGCACTGGGGTGCGCCTCACAATCAACAATCACCGTTCCCTTCGTTTTTCCCAGCGACCTAACAAAATGCTCCGTCGTGCCTTTCATGACCCAACATTCGGAAGACTCTTCATGTGGGGCGATTCTTGGCAACATCGGGCGCAACCCACAATCGGAGCTGATGCCATGCACAAGACAGAAGACGCCCTGATTATGAGTTCTAGCCTCGATCGCGTCACCATACGTGACACAGCCAAGGTGGTGACATGATATGGAAGGCACAACCGCGACGACATAGCCGGCCTCCGCAAGCCGATACTGCAAGTCCGGAGCGTGCCAGTCAGCGGCGGTGAATCTGTCATCCCATCCGCCGACTTCGCGAAACAGCTTGGCCGATACAGCCACAACAGCCCCGGACACATATTCTGTCGTGTGGAAATATGGCGCAAACCACGGGCCAGACCACATTTGAGCCGACGTTCTACATGCTCCGGTCATGTGGGGGACTGCGAGCCCGATCCCGTTACCAACGAGCGCGGGCTCTAGCGCAGGTAGCGTGCTGGCACCATCAGTCAGCGACACATCGTCATGTAGGAAAAGGAGGTTGTCGGTGCCGCGCGGGGCTATTGCAGCACCGGCGTTAGCATAGACCGCCCAGTTGAATGCCGGGCGCTCTATCCGCATATAGGTGGCAAACTTTGATACCCGGCGCATAAGAGGCTGGGATGCGCCGGAGTCGATGACGACAATCGACTGCTCGATCTGTTCTAATTGCGGCCAGAGCGTCTCGTTAGTCGTCGTCAGCCCGCGCGCTATAACGACTATATGCCATGAAGCCATATCCTATTGCATGCCCCTCTTCATAGCTTGCTTGCATCAGGGATGCCCCACCCGGTGAAGTTGAAGTCATCTTCCTTCCGAGCGATTGCATGCAGCGTGTTTTGCACTACTTCATGTACGCTTGACCGATCAGCTTTGGCGTGTGCGATGATAAGCGCAATCAGGCCGGACAGCATAGGTGCCGCGCAGCTTGTTCCTGACATGCGAGCGTAACCACCATTTAGCCAGCACGAAAGCATGGACACACCTGGCATCGCAACCGAGTTTGCCAGCTCAGGACCGGCAGCCGAAAACGACGCCTTATGCAGACTCGTGTCGACCGCGCCAACCGCCAATACCTCCGGGTACCTGGCAGGGTAAGCGATCGTGTCAACGCCATCCAGGTATGTGTTCCCGGCGGCGGCGACCAGAACAACCCCAGCATCGTATGCGCGTTTGACCGCCATATGCACTTCAACATAGTCAAATGGTGATCCAAGCGACATGTTGATGATGTGCGCCCCCTGCTCAATCGCCCAATCGATGCCGTCTGCCAGCTGCGCCGGGGTGGTCATGGGGATAACACGTCCACATAGAAGCTCGCACCCGGGAGCTACGCCAATCACGCCGATCCCGTTGTCGATTGCCCCGATGATACCAGCGGTGTGCGTCCCATGCCCAACATCATCATGCCCGTCCCCGTCTCCTGTGAAACATGCGCGGGCTACCACGTTTGGCAAATCTGGGTGCTGCGGCCACCCAGTATCCAACACCGCAACGCGCACGCCCTCGCCCCGCGTTTCTCGCCACGCGGCCTCTGCCCCAATTACCTGAAGCCCCCAGTCTACAACATCGTCCGTCGCTTCAATAACCACAGGCTCTGCCATGATAGCTCCTCCTTCAGGAACAAGAACCCGCAGGGAGGAGCTATCGTGTATGATACGCTCTGCGACTGTTACTACAACTCTAGTGTTGGCTGTTCCGGCTCGCTTGGCTCCGATGCTGTTAGGCAATGCGGCGATAGCCAGAGACGCTCGCGATGCTGCTGATGGCCGGGGCCATCACCCCTTTCCCGCTTCATGTTGCCCAGGCCGCCTTTGAGGAACCCTCCGCGAAACCACTCGACCTCGCGCCAACCCGCGGCGACCAGTGCTTCGCCTTCCTGGTCGAACCCAGCGTAGACGATCCGATAGCGGGGGTCGTCACCATGCTCTAGGCACCACTTGCGCACGCGCGCGGCCACCTGCAGACTGTCGTTGTCGCCGTAGATATAGTCGCAGCGGTCATCTACCCCATAAGGCGGGTCGAGGAACACTCCGCACGGCCCTTTACCCTGCCGAACGGGGAGCGTGAGCGATGCTCCGGATGTCATGAGCCGCTCATAGCTTCCGTTGACTGCGCCAGACCAGTCACCGTTGATGATGCGGACGTGGCGGAGCCTGGCCGACAGGAACGCGAACCATCGGCGCACCTCCGGCATTGTCATCGGATGGTAGCCGCCAGTCTCTTCGTAGTCGTTGGCGATTGCGGCCTCTACGTCATCCTGCGGCTCAGGGGAGCTGCCAATCACTCCCAGTTCGCGCATGTTCTGGCGATTGACGCCTTGTCCGTTGTCGGTGAGAAACACCCGATCGCCTGTCACCCCTGGCTCGCGCGCTTGCGCACTATTGACACCGCCAAGCTTGTTCAAGTCGGGGATATTGCCGAGCACTCCAGGCTCGCGAGTGTGCGGATGATTGACGCCCTGTCCGGTTTTGCTGATATGGGGCAGATCGCCTTTCACTCCCGGTTCTCGCGATTGCGGGCGATTGACGCCCCGCCCGTTGTCGACGATCTCCGGACGATTGCCGAGCACTCCCGGTTCTCGCGACTGCGGGCGGTTGACGCCCTGTCCGTTCGAGACAAGATGAGGTAGGTTGCCGAGCACTCCAGGCTCGCGCATGCTCGCATGATTGACGCCTCGCCCGTTGTTGACGGTCTCCGGTCCATCGCCTGGCACCCCCGTCCCGCGCTTTCTCTTGCGCAGTATGCCGTTTTCATCCGGCCACCACGGGCCGCCGATGCCCCATGCGCCTATCGAGCAACTCACGCACCACGCCCACCACCCGGCAACTACCGGATCGCAGAATGTAGGATCGCCCGCCAGGCGCGCCGTTGCCTCGCTCTGCCGCCATTTCAGAAGGTGACACCCACGAGCGTGTTTGTCTAGCTCCGACACCGGATAGCTCGCCGCCTCTGCCGTCTCCTGCGGCTTGAGCTGAACCGACCGCCAGAAATTCGTCAGCAGCGCGTCAATGTCGGCTACGGTCTCGGAGTAGTATGGACGATTGGCCGGATGCGGGCGGCGCAGTAGCACGGCAAGAGAACCGGCGAACGGTTCTATATAGTGAGGAACGTCGCCGAGTGCGGCCCAAACCGTAGGCGAGGCGTCGGCCTTCCCGCCGAACCACGGAAATGGGGCCTTCTGGTAGTTCACGCTGAAATCCTCCTGCCGAGACTGTTTGGCGAAGTGTATCAGACCATGAAAAAAATGTCAAGGTGTCTATTGACAATCTGGACACCATTCCGATATGATACGCCAGGGGGTGAATTCAATGACAGGAACCGAGCTCAAAGCCGTACGTAATAAGCTGGGGGTCAAGCAGGCCGAGCTCTGCCGGAGTGCAGGCATTCGACGGAGCCTGCTATCGGCTATCGAGAGGGAGATGATTGTCCTCGAAACGCTGTCCTGCCACGATCTCGCAGTGATGTGCTTGAACATCGCCGAGCAAACGCTTTCCGCAGTCGCTGAGGAATTCGGTGGGCAGCGGTCGCCTGCTCAGTAAGGAGGGGGAGGGGGGGGGGGTGAATGGATAGCACAGATGTGAGCCAGAAGGCGGTGTATCCGAAGGACTGGCAGAGGCTTCAGTTCATCGGTGAGTTGATGCTCAGACTGGAAGAAATCAGAGTCGCCGTGCGCAAATACGCAGAATGGAACAACGACACGCCTCCGGATGTTCCCTACTACATGCTGCAGAAGGAAACGATACAGGACCCTAAGTTTGTCTCCTACTGCCTGTACAATGCGGACGACTACATTCAGACAGCCGTCTCTGAGCTGTGGAGGGCGATCAAATGATGACAGAGAAAGACATCGGCGGTCTCACGACGCTGGTAACACAATTCCGGTGGATTGGTAGTGAGCTAGAGAAATACGTCCTGGAGGCCGAACGCATGGAATATGAGGCGTATTGGAGAGAGGATAACTCACCAGAAACCATTGCCGATCGAGAGAATGCTGATTGTGTTCGCACCAAACTCAGCAACGCATTGGAGAGTATGTGGTTTTCGGTTGATGAAATCGAAGATGTCATTGACAAATGGAAGTCGGCAAACGAAAGGGCCTCTCGGTAATCCGAGTAGGCCCTCCGCTCGTTCTGCCAGAAATGCCTAGTAGATCGCCATGTTCCCAGCCACTACAGGGGAAAGCGGAACCGACGCGATCAACTGCCCGGTATCGGATCGGTAGATGTTGAACCCAGCCAGGTTCCTTTTCCCGACCACAACGGTCACTTCTGCGGTAGCCCAGTAGTACTTGATACCGCTGGAATATCCTGGCACCCAATTGGTCAGATCGGTGTACGAGAACCTTCCAGTTCGGACTACGGACTGGACGGAGCCGTCATCGAGCACAGTCGTATGTACCGTTGCGGCCTGAGCAAGGGCAATCCCACGGAATGGGCCGAACCATGCCATGATGTTTACTCTGCCGCTCGCCACAACCCCCCAGTCATACTGCGTAGCAGTAACGTCCATGCCAATCGCGATGGTACTTTTGCCATCCAGACTAATGCCATCAACGCCATGCGGGGCGGGGATCGGACCGGCCTGGCACGCAATCGCCAGAACCATCTCAAATGCGACAAACAAAGACAACACGGCGCGCTTCATATTCATACTCCTTTCATGCAAGCGCATACCACAACAGACGCTCGGCGGCATCGTTGGCCGCCCAACCTACTTTTTACTGGTGAGCCGCACCTCCAGCGGCCCATCCCATACCCATCATCGGCAGCGTGAGTGACAGCGCCCCATTGGTCATATCGCCAATCGTCACGCGCTGGCTCTCGCGGCCAAGCTCCTTCCCCGCCGTGTCATGTACAACGATATGGACAGTCAGTTCCGGCCCGCCACTACCTCCGCCCAAGAACCCGAGCGCGCCCTTGCCAGTCAGGTCGCCCAGGAGCGTCGGCGGTTGAGCCCCGGACATGCCCGTCGAGATAAATCCCTCCGGTTTCTGAAGTTGACCAATCAACGAATTGGCCAATCTCGGATATCTGTCACGGTAGAAATCTCTGGTCGCGGTCGATGAGAACCCCCAAGCAGGTCCCATCATCTGCATAAATGGAGCCGCTTCCATTTGCGTAAACCTGCTTGCCACGAAAGCCATCGACTGCGGAGCGTTGTATGTGGAAGAGATCAGCCGGTCCATGAAGCCGCTTTCGTATTGCTGCTGGTATCCGACCATCCTGTTGCCGACATCGATGCGCCGCTGCTGGAAAGCCTCCTCCATCCACGGCTGCCACTCACCAGATTGATGCGCCTTCCTCTCCAGATCGTTGATCGTCTGCAGTTCTTGTCCGGCGTATCCCATTAGGCCAACAAGCGCCCCGCGTTGGTTACCCCACGGCAAATAGGTCCGCGACATGACGTTGAAGGCGAACTCGGTTCCGCGCTGTGCCATACGGAACTCATATGGCATTGGCGTACCAGCGATCCCTCCGCGCGTCTGTTCGAGATTAGTAAGTGCGACCTCGCGCTTGGCCTTCAGCGCTACAACCTCCGGCGAGTTTGGGTCCTGACCTTGGTCGAGCCGCGCTTTGATCTCTCTGTCGATAGCATCGATCTCCTCGTGGCCCTTCTTCATTGACTGTTCCCAATACGGGACCGCTGCTGTGCCGCCTACCCCGGTAATGCTCGCTCGCCCCTGCTGCGTCTGTGCAATCCCGCGTTCGGTCGAGGCAATGCTAGTACTCATGGAATAGTAGCTGCGAATGACCTGCTGGGTAACGGAGACCTCCTGCCTTTTCAGGTCCACAAGTTCGCGCTGCAATTGAAGCTGCTCTGTTTGAGATAGCCCCAAGGTGCCAGCGTTCGACAACTGCCAGTTGGTGAATTCCTGCTGCTTCTGGATCAGCCCAACCTGACCCATTCCGGCCTGATACTGAGCCAGTGGCGCTCCGAACAATTGGGCCATTGTCATCCCCGACTGCACCTGAGCCCCGAGAACACCCAACTGCGCGGTCCCATACCCGATCTGGAACTGCCCTGCCTGACGCGGGATCATGATCGATGCCTGCAATTCCTCTGCCGCTGCCCGGGCCCGCCATTCCTCCGCCTCTTCCGGAGGTATGCCCGGCCTTGTGGCGTTAGCCAGGAACTGAGCCGCCCTAGACTGAGCCTGCTTTCTTAGCCCCCCATATGCTCCCACAACATCTTCCGCGGAACCGCCCCCATACATGGCTTTCGTCAGCTGCGTTTCAGCCATGCTCTGGTGGGCGGAGAACAATGTCATTTCTCCACTGATCAGCGTCCTGGTCTGTTGCTGCGGGATCGATGCCGCCTGCGCCTCTAGCTGATCTGCCTGCGCATTCATTTGCGCTGCTTCGAGCGGGTTGGTCCTGATAGCCGCCTGCTGACGCAACGAATTCGCCTGTTGCTTCAATGGGTCTGCCATTTTCCCAATGGCGGCTGCTACGCTTTGGTAACCAGCGCCGGTTCCTCTCGCGTATTCAACGCCAGCCGATGCGCTTGTTGCCGCAGCCTGTCCGTACTGCTGCGTTATCTGAAGGCTCCTGACACGCATTGCCGTAGTAAGCAGTTGGTCAGATGCCTCCTTACCGAGATCGGGCAGCAAAGACCTTACCGAGAACACATCCCCAGTGCTCGCGAAGTATTGCCCCGCGTCCAAGGCATATCCCTTTACTTCCTTGCTCCAGTTCTGCGAGTTGAGGATGCGCTGCAACATCGGGTCATTCCCTAGCACCGACGATGCTCGCAATATGGAGCTCTGTTCTCTCATGAGGTCATCAATGCTAAACCCCTGTCCCGGATTGATGATTTCGCCATCCTTTCCATATCTGCCAATCTTGTTTGCGATCCATTCGTCGGTATCTCTGTTGAACATCGCGGCAGCACCGGTTGTGGATGGCATCATGGATGCTAATGACACCATCGGCTGCGTTACATCAAATCTCCAGTCTGTGATTGGTGTGTGACCGCCTTCCAAAGCTTGCCGTACCTTTAGAAGATGGTAGTACTCTTTATCGGCGGCCCTCTTCTTGCCCTCCTCAATGATCGGCCTGCCGTAGGTACTTTCCCACCATTGCTTGTAAATGGGGACTTCGCCAAATATCTGCGCGAACGGGTCCCCGCCCTTCTCATTATATTCGCCTTGGGACTTTTTGATTTCCCAGTCCGCAGCCGCGGAATATGGGTCCAGCCATTGCCCGGCTTGCTGAGCCGTGCGCTGTTCCAACCCGAGCTGCCAAGTCGGTTGGCTTCCCATCAAGCTGTATTGAGCCAGGGTCCCACCTAGTTCCAACCCGGCCCAAATCGCCGCTCCAGCAGGGAACCCCAATGCAGCTCTCAATATGCCAGCGCCACTGGTCATAGACCCAGCTTTGCTAAGGAAGCTCTGCAACACCCCAGACCCTCCGCCGAAGGTCGATCCGCCTCCGCTGAACATGGAAGCCAAATCACCTAATCCGAACGCGCTCCCTCCAGGGCCCGCTATGCCTGTCCCTCCCCCTCCACCTGTTCCACCTGCTCCAGCCGCGCCGCCACTGATAACAGAACCAGACACGACAACCGTCTGGGCAGAAACTGTCATCGTAGAACATGAGACGGTACCGATGCCTCCACCCCCTCCTCCGCCAGACGACTGCTGAGGGGGAAATGCAGTCACGCCATTGCCAATGTCTATCCCAGCACCAGAAGCAAGTCGATATACCCCGGGCGCGGCAGGAGCATATTCTCCGGGGGCAGGACCAGACGGGGCTTGCTGCGACTGCCACCACCCACCAGCCCCGGCATACCCCAACGGGACCATCGCAGTGCTCGTACCGGAGGCTCCCTGCGGCGCGGACGGAGGGCGATAACCAGAATACGGGTCAGGAGGCGCAGGAGCACCTGGGGATGCTCCTTGGGGCAATGGCCCAGCACCAGCAGATGCCGAGCTAGGACGGAACGCGCCAGTGCCCGTCCCAAGCCTATCCAGCTCCTGGCGAAAGCGCGAGATGTCCTGAAGCGCCTTCTCCATGCCCTCCCACTGTATCGACAGGGTTACCTTGTTATCAGAGCTTCCTGCCATCTATGTGTACCTCTGTCTATCTGCATGGACACACGCGTTTTCAGCCGACGTTCTTAGCCGCAAGCTCGCTCGTATCAAAGTCGGGATTCATCTCGGCCTCAATGGCAAACAGGTAGAGCATTGTCGTCACGTCCATATCGTAAATCGGACGCGGCAATGCTCCGGTGTTCTTCCAGTTGATATACAACTGGGCCTCGTACAATAGCCGATCAGCGTTCCTTAGTCTTCCATCGTTGAAGTCTGCGATGACGGCAACGAGAAAGGGAGGCGCGCCGGATCAGGCCAAATCGCATTCTGCAGAACGCCCCAAAGGTAGACAGCGATGTTTGGGGAAAGCTCCGCCACCTGCTCCGGCGACATCCCCTTGACGCACTCTGGCAGAAGCTCCCGCTGGATGCGCAGCTGGTCTACAACTACGCTGCCGTCATCCTGGATCGTTTTAGCGGCTCCCTCCGCCTCAAGCCATCGCCCGTACGTCGGCTTCACCAATGTGTACGTGTACTTCTGCGCCTTCCCGACGACCGCCGACCTCTGCTGTTTCATCGTATCAATGGCAGAACGAAGCGCAGCGATCTGTCGCTTGAGCAACGATATACTGTTCCTGTCCTTGCGAGACGTCGCGTTCTCTAGCTGCTTCTCCAGCTGAGATATCTTGCTTTCACCTGCGGCAAAGTCACGCTCGTTTGGGACGATCGTTTCACTGCCATCAAGCTCGTTCTCGATAACCTCCAGTACAACTTTGACTTCTCGGATTGCCATACCCTCTCCCCTTATCTTTAGAATGTTGAAGAAATGGTCAGCGGGGCGGTCGTTTGACCATCGCCGCCCAGACACGACCACACATAGTCGCGCATGTTACGAGGAACGGTGATCACGCGGTCCGAAGGATTGTTAGCCAGCAAGCCGTTCAGCGTAAACGTGCAGGTCTTCGTGCTGCCGGTGATGACAACCGTCTGGGCGAACGGGCCGGATGCATCGAGCGCTTCAATTGCCGCAGCGTCTGCCGCCTGTGCACGGCAGTTGAAGCCAACGGTCATCATCCCAGCGTTCTGCGCGGCGGGGAATTCGGAACCGTTGAGCGACATGTCTGGCGAGTGGTTGTTGGAAAACGACAGACCAAACCGCCAAATCTTGTCTGTCATCGCGCTGCCCAGATTGACGCCCTTGAACCGCAGTATCTGCGTGTTATCCCAAGCAGACACCACAGGCGCAGAACCGAGCGCGGTGATCGTCGTTCCAACGAAACGCACGGACATCTGGATGTCCTCACCCTTTGCACACGATATCGAGAAGGAGTCGGCCTTGGCTCCATTCATCGTAAAACCTGTGCGCCCATCCCAATACTGGATTCCACCCGTAATCGCCGTGGTGTCATGCGCAGCATCAGCCGATCGGGTCGTGAACATGTTCAGGAAGCTAGCGGATAGCGCTTCACCAGCCTTATCGCGCACAACTAGGTTGATATCCACAACCGGCTGCCTGAACCCGATCCCATAGTTCCATTGCCAGTAGTTCCCAATGATTGGAGGGATTGCCCAGTTCTTATCGCACCGCAATGTGGCACCCGGGTATGCCGGGATGGGCGTCGAACCGATCAGCAATACACTCTTATAAAATTGGGTGGTCGCAGTTGCCATTTCAATTACTCCCCGGCCATCTGTTCGTGGCCTTTACCCGGAGAACCGGTTCTTGCGCATATCCGAAAATACAACACGGCCCCAGCCCGACAGGACGCTGCCTATCGGATTGGAGCCGTGTACGCTCGTTGGCGGGCCGTACGCCAAACTACTCGGCCACACTATGCTCAATCTAGACCACAGCCGACTCCGAACCCAGCAAGTGCTTCTTCATTCGAGTAACGATCTTTCCTAGTGCATTATCTGTTATACGCACGGGACGCGCGGGCAGTCCTGGATGATGCACAATCTTAGCCAACACCTGCTCTCCATTCGATCCAATGAACCTAAGCGCCCGCGCCACCCTAGGAACAATCGTATAAGGGCTGGTCCCATATTGGTGGATGGCAGCCAGGCTCACTTTCCCGCCCGGAACCGGCAATTGCGACCCCACCTCAACGGCACCCGTCTTTTCGTCTATGATCTCTACGTGCCCGCGCACACCGCTTTGCCGGTAGGAGTCTCTCAACGCCCCGGTTGCAATCAGGATGCTCGTTGCTCCGCCGTTCTGACGCAGTCTAGGCAGCACCTTCCCATTCTTCCCTTTTGGCGGAAGCCCGTTGATCATTTTGGCAGCCAGCGTCGATGGCTTGAGCGGCACCCAGGGAGGATCGCCCCCCTGTTTGAACTGTTCCCCCAAATCCTCTCGCAGTATCTTGGCGACGTCTTTGGCTACCGGCCCCAGCTCTTCATGGCGCTTCGCCAACGTCTCAAGTATGCGTGTTGCCTCCCTGGTGTCGCAGTCAATCGCCAATACCACAGGGCTGACGCCGGGAGGCCAATACCCCATTAGGCTGCCAAGATCGACCTCCATTATGCGCGGCATCACACACCTCGGTGTGGCTGGGGGACCAGGATTCGAACCCGGGCTGACGGCTTCAAAGGCCGATGTCCTGCCACTAGACGATCCCCCACCAAAGCCATTCCCACCTCAATATGGTCGGGTTGTCGGAATCGAACCGATCTCTCCGGCTCGTTAGCCGGTGTCTTGCCACTAGACGATCCCCCGTCAAACCAATCCCCATCTCAATATGGCTGGGCTGTCGGAATCGAACCGATCTCTCCGGGATCACACCCGGTGTCTTGCCACTAGACGATCCCCCACCGATCTAATTCCCCTGCCGGGAGGGGAGAGGGGGTAGCCTCCCGGCAGGCTCTGCCGCACAAGCCCGGAGGGGGCCAGGCCAGCGGCATCTGTTGGTCGCACCAGGCTTCTAAACAACGCTGTAAGCCTCCGGCGACCATAGTGGAGATAGGCGGGCGCGGCGCTTTACTCCACTTCCGAACGCATGAGCAACCACGACATCTTACCCAATTCACCGCGCACCGGCCTATGAAACTCCAGTACACGCAGACCCTCTTCGGAAAACAACTGCTCCGCAGCGCCTGCCGAATAGAGTACCGGATGTTGCTCCGGTCTGACGTGCTTCATGCACCGGCTGTTACCAGCGTCCCATTCTGGCATCTCCAATAAGATTACGCCTGCCGGGGTAAGACAGTTCACCAGATGACGCAAACACGCGCGCGGACGCGTCAAGTGCTCGAACACGTCGAATAGAGTGATGACATCCCAATTGCCTTTTACATCGCGCCACGTACCTACCTCAATACGTCTACCAACCGCACGCGCTACTGAAACCACCATTGGGTTGGGCTCTAGCGAAAATGCCGTATAGCCCATCGCACAAGCAATAAGCGACTGCATCCCGTACGCAGCACCTACATCACATATGCTAGCGCCAGGGCTGACGAATGGCTCCAGGTGGCGCATCCTAGAGTGTGCCGCGCGAGCCAGCTCCTCTTCGCGCCCATCAAATGGCACCTGCCCACCAGCACGCTGAACCGCGTTATGGTAGTTCAAGTCTTCGAGATATAGGCGATCATATTCGGTTTCGCTTCGCCACAGCCACGATAACAATACGGGCGGGTGAGAACGCCCCACAGCCTCTCCGCGGCATTCACGCAGGTGGTATGCGTCTTTGTCAAATGCGAGACGGCCAACGTCTCCACACAACGGACAGAACCGCCCTGCGCATACGTCAAGCTTTACCATCCTGTGTGCCCCTCTTCACGCGACTTCGCTATCACCTGCGACCATGCCTCATTGCAGCTTGCCAATATCTCTTTAGTCCCTATTGTTTCCAAGCTGCCCAGATGATGATGACACCAGACGTTAGGCGTTGTTATCGGCAAGAATATCTCGTGCGGCTGATCGTACGGAAACAGAATTACAGACGGAACGTTAGCCCCCAATGCCGCATATGAAGGCCCGGAGCAGAACCCAACGTGAATATCCGCAGTCGCAGCCACAGCCAGCACCTCACGAATAGAACGGGTTCCAACCAGCCTTGGACCTATCGCATTAGTCATGCCATACTGATCCAAGCCCATCAGGTTCGCGCCGTGGTCCATGAACCATCGGGCTACATCAGGCCATCCGCTATGTGTCTTGTCCTTGAACGTTCCATGCCATTGCAAAGACACCCTCGGCCTACCCTTACCCCATAACGCATCGGCGGCAGCAACTTCCTCTCTGGTCGGGAAGTACCATAGTCGCTTGTTCCACCATGACAGCCCCGCGAGAAACCACCATGCGTACCTGTGCGGCGCTCCTTCATAATCCGGCGGCAGGTCCTTCCACGTCGTCGAAAGTATGTCGGTAAAACCTTCTGGGCACGTATCGGATACGATATACTCAACACGGTCCCAACCTTCGATGCAACACGCTTTCAGTGAAGGCTGAATCGCCACATGGGCTATGGCGTATGGCCACTTTCTCAGATACTCGGCGATTGGGGAAAACACGATGATGTAATCCCCAATGCCGCACGACGTCACGAACCAGCGGATATTCGGTGGTACCTCTGGACGTCGCTCACCAGAACCATGCTGCGGCGAAGCGTTCATACTACCTGCCAGTAGGGCGCTTTGCCTCAACGTAAACCGTTCCGGCTGAAAGGCCAGTGACGCTGATATTGGTCACAGACAGCAACAATGCATTTGGGAACGGCGGAGTCAATACCGCAGTGCCGCTTGCTCCAGCAATGGCAGCAGAGCCATTTCCGGTCTGGGTCGATCCGTCTGTCTTGCGCCATGTGCCAGTAACCGACGCCGAGCCGGACCCTGTCACGCCAGTCCATTTCACCTGCCCAAATCCACCGGCATACTTGTTTGGGTCGATATCCTGCCCGGCGGTCTGCGAACCGCCCACGACCAACTTCCTCAATCCGTTCGTATACGTCGTGCCCTGAAGAACCTCAAAGTATACATTCCACGGTGACGGGTACGACCCGACGTTGAGAATGCCGTAGAGCGTACGAAAGTCAGGGGACAAAAGCGCAGACCAAGGACCACCCGCCCCGGTGTTGTAGTAGCTGCAGTATGTATCTAGCGAAGATACCCCTGAGATGCCGCTAGAGGCACACAAAGAAACGAGCGCATTGTACTCCGGCTGGAGTACGCCAGCAACATATGACGCCGCGTCAATGCGCGTAGCCGTTGAGTTCAGCGCGCTGATGTAGGAAAGAAAGTCGACGGACTGAAATGCCAATGCCGACGCGATCTGATTCCTCACATTCTTGCTAACACCCCAGTCGGACCCAATAGCCTGGGACGAATCGCCAAGCCCAATGTCGCTCGACGCATTGCCCAACGCCTTGACGTATGTCTGCCCATCATAGTCGGTCAGTGTCGTCAGTTGAGACGCTGTAATTGCCATTCTTTATGCTCCCTCCGTGTGCTGCTTGATAGCAACGCCACTCCACGACAGTGACGCAACTGCACCATGTGCAGCGTCGCCGCCAAGATCGGTATCGTCGACGCGGATGTCCGATACCTGGCAGTTATCAATCACGACACCGCTATCGAGTGTAATCGTTACGTAGTGCGGCTGCCGCAGAATGAATTTGACAGCTTCCCCGAACTGTGTCGCGAAGTCCATCTCTGTCTGTTCGTCTGGATGAATGACCAGGCAGAAGATCGTGAACCGGTACGTGTGAATTTCCCCGTACGGGAAAAACGCCCATTCTACATCGTCTCTCGGGTCTCGCACCAGGATGGCAGGGAAATCATCTACCAGCACCGCCGACCCGTAATGAATGCATTTTAGCGTCGAGTCCGGGTAAACAGTATGGAGTATCGCCTCGATGCCCTTCTGGTTATCCCTCAGAATGTCACGTATCTTCAGCCCAACCGCCTCAAGCTCGGACACGTTACTGCTAGACGCCCAAACCGCACCAGGCTCTGCAACTACGCCGGACGAATCAAACGCCCACACGTACCACAACCCTGGGTTCGGCAGCGTGACCGTATATGGCCCGGCCCCAAACGATGAAACCCCGACGGCAGTCGA